ATGAAGAATGAAGATAAAAAAGTTTTCGATGCGCCAGATAGGCTATTCGTTTTTCCATCCCACACTGGACTTACATGCGGATTGTTAGACCCAGATGGAAAGCAACATGGCGGTTACCCTGTTTGGCAAGGTATGGCGGTAAGAGCGACTGCAGATGATGTGTTATACATAAACATATCCAAAGTATGGCATTCAGGAAAAGAACTTCCAAAAAGCAACGAAGAAGATTGCCTACTTGATTATGCTGATGGCTTGACTATAGAGGTGGGGCATACTTACACAGACCCTGACGGTTCACGCGGCTGGCTCACAGACTCTGGCGGTCATCTTTTCGAAGAGATTGTTCAATGGGCTTACCTGGACGATCTAGTTCCAGCTTTAGTTAGCTATAAAAAGGAGGCACAAAATGAAGAAGAATAAAGCTCTATTCCTCGATATTATGCTCAATAACAGATTTGTATGCACACTGAAATACATGTATTGTCCATTGTTCGTGATTAGATACGAGGCGTTAATAAAGTTTGTTCTCGATAAGAGACCATCTTTGAAAGGCAAACCATTCAGAATAATGTTTTGAAACAACAAACGAAACAAAGCGTATGAAAAAGATAATGTTCAATGACCGATACGGTCTCACCGAAGCTGTTCTAGATGGTCGCAAGACTCAGACCAGAAGAATCGCTTACGAAAAGCCTTTCAAGTATTACTGCAATTGCGGTTTCTATACGGAAGGAAAAGACAAAGGCAAACTCGCCATCAATGATGGAAATGAGATTGTAGCAAAGTCCACTTATAAAATAGGTGAAGTCGTAGCAGTCGCACAAAGATACAGCGATATTCCGTATATCAAAGAACTACACCCAAGGATAAATACTTCCGAAGGATGGGGAAACAAGATGTTTGTGAAGTCTGATTTGATGCCTCATCAAATTAAGATTACCAACATTTGGTGTGAAAGACTACAGTACATCAGCACCGATGACTGCATGAAGGAAGGAATCTTCTGTAGCCACATCGATGGTATTGACGATGCTTATTCATACGATGCCACAAATGATAGCTTTGCGAAGAAATGGTGGTACAGAACTCCTATCGAAGCATACAAGATGCTTAGCTGCAAGCTCCACCTCCACTGGGACAGCAATCCTCTCGTTTTCGTTTACGATTTCAAACTAGTAAAATAATAATTAAAATCAAGCAATATGTCAGAAGAAAAAGTACCACTCAGACCTCAGATCAGAGAACTGGAGCTGGGTAAATCAATCAGTTTTCCCATTCAGAGAATGAGGACGATCAAGACAACCTGCTCGGAATTAGGTGTAATTTACTGTCGTAAGTTCAGAACCAAAATCAACCGGGAGAAAGAGATCATCACAGTTACAAGAACCAAATAAAAACAATAGTCATGAACGAAGTAGTACAAATCCAGTTTGCAGATAAGATGCTATCCTTTGATACATTCCTGTCAGCCATACGTAACGTTGTGAAAGAAGAAGTCTGCAAGGCTGTGGGTAAACGTCCGTTCCTCACACAAGCCAAGGCATACGACATCTACGGAAGAAAAAACGTAGAGCGATGGAAACGTGAAGGAAAGGTGAAGGATTTCGCAAGAGGCAGTAATGGCAAGATTACTCGCCACGAATACAAAGTATCAGAGCTGGAAGCCTGTGCCTGCCAAGTTCAAGACTATCTGTGTCCCAAATAAGATTTTACTTTTAGGATAGATATAAGGCTGATATTGATTAGTACAAATTATGCGAAACTATGGTAGGTAACAGTTGCTTTGCCCATTGGGGGCGATGTTCAAGTTATAACGTTTAAATTACTTAGTTCTGGGTGTTTATCAAAAAAGACTGCGAAGAAGGACTAAGCAGCCGGGCACGGGGTTCGAATCCCTTTACCTACCGCAAATATAAACAATATAAAAAGATAAAGTTATGAAAACAATTAAGATCTTCTTCTGCATTGCCATCTGGCTAGTCCTTGGATGGCTCTGCCTCAGTAAACTCTCTCAGGGCATTCATGATGAAAACCTAATTTCACAGATGCCTCAGAGCACCTATGATGAGATAGTAGATACTCTTACCACTCGTAATGGTTTCCAGCCTACCGAGCATCAGATAGTAACTTACTATTATGAGCGATTCCAGAAGTAAGAGCACCGCAGCTCGCAAGTGCCTCCTCTGCAAAGATGGACGTAACTGCATCAATGGCAAGTTTTGCCTTAAGCACAAAAGATACGTGGAGCATCAGGAGAAACTGCCGTGTGAATAACTATTTAAAATAAATAATTTGGAACAGAACAACAAACAGACGATAAGATTATGAGCTGGAAAGAAATGATACAGGTGGAACGTGGAGCCGATATTACAGAAATGGAAGCTCCTATTCCTAGCACGATTGGAGAAGGCTTCACCTTCTGCCTTAATGGTAAGGAATATACCACAATAGGTGGATATACGAAAGGAAAGCGTGATGTGGAGTTTTACATAACTTCTTATATAGGTTATTGTGGTGGAGCAGAGCATTACTATTGTTCTATTAGTATTCCTGTGGAAAACAGAAACGGAAACACAACTATAGGAGGATACTGTGGTGGTATAAAAATTCCTAACGAGTACCAGGGGTTCAAAGCGAGTATAGTCAGACCTCTTTCAAAAGAGGAAGCGGCAGACACTGAAAGATGGGAATGGTACAAAGAAGGTGACATGGTGGAAGCATTTTGCTCACTCAAAGAACTTAATAAATGTATCGAAATGATCCGTCAGATTTTTCCGGAAGACAAATGGAATATCGTGATTAAAAGAAATATTTAGCATCGCATCAGGAGAAACTGCCGTGTGAATGAAAAATAGATAAAATAACCATCCTGCAAAGGATATAAATATAAGTAATATGAAAAAAAATATTTTGGCAGCCTTAGTCGTTGCAAGTTTGTTCGCTTCTTGCTCTAGCGAGAAGACTTTTAAAAAGAAAGATGGCTCTACGATTACAGCAAAGCCTTATGGCTGGGCTAGTAAGGAAAACAAAGTAGAAGGTGTTAACTACGAGTTGAATGCTCCAGATGTTGTAGCATCTATCATCTTCGCCCCATCTGTTATTGCTCCAGTTTTGCTGACAGCTTACGATGTATGGGAGCCAGTATCATATACTGAGCCATCTAAGTAACTAACCACCCTCTCCTGTAAAATGGAGAGGGTAAAAAGAAGATAATATGGCAAAAATGAATGTAACAGAAAAGGACTTTGAAGCTTTCTTACAAGCTACAGAATCTCTTATGGCTATATCTGGTACTTTGGATGATGACTTCAACGAAGAGGCTTATGCTATAAACAGACAGTTCAAAAATTTCGAGCGAAGATACTTAAAGGCAAAGGAGAAAAAAAATGGCATTCACCGCTGACCCATTTTAGGTAAACAAGAATGTGGTTTTTATATAATTTCAATTATTATGGAATCAGAAAAAGCAAAGTCAGACCGCATAGCCAGGCAGCGAGAATACTATCTTAAGCATCGTGATAAAATGCTCGCCTATTCTCGCAAATACATCAAGGATCATCCCGAAAAGCAGAAGCTATATCGGGAAAATGCAGCCAAGAAACGAGCCAACGGCATTGGATATTATCAGAGATACTATCAGCGCAACAAAGAAAAATTGCTGGAAAAGTCTAAGAGTTGGAGACAGAATCACCCCGAAAAGGTGAAGGAGTACCAGCGCAGATACTATCAGAAGAAAAGAGCAGCAGCAAAGAAAGAAAAGAAGATAATGCTGAATCCAGATATAGATAAGGCAAAAGCCCTCTTCCGTGATCCTTCTAAGACTGCTCACCTACAGTGGCTCCTGGAACACAACAGAAACAAAAGTAAGCAATATGAATCACGCTAGTTTATTCAGCGGAATCGGTGGTGCTGAGGTTGCGGCATCCATGATGGGATGGCAGAACCTCTTCCATTGCGAGATACAAGAGTTCCCTCGCAAGGTGCTCCAATACTGGTTCCCAAATTCAGAAAGTTATGAAGACATTACCAAAACAGACTTCCATCAGTGGCAGGGAAAAGTCGATGTTCTCACCGGAGGATTCCCATGCCAGCCTTTTAGCGTTGCCGGCAGAAGAAAGGGAGAAGACGATAACCGCTATCTCTGGCCACAGATGCTACGAGCGATTCGGGAAATTAAGCCCACTTGGATCGTTGGTGAAAACGTTATTGGAATCCAAACTATGGTGGAGTCCAGCCAAGAGACTAAAGTGGGACGCACAGACGATTTATTCGAAGAGAATTACATATACAGAGAGGAAAGCAGGTTCACGCTCGAAAAAATCTGCCAGGAACTTGAAGCAGCAGGATATTCCGTCCAACCGCTTAATATTCCGGCTTGCAGTGTCGGAGCACCCCACAGAAGAGAAAGAGTCTGGATTGTTGCAAGAAGAATATCAACAACTCCTTTTAACCCCAACAGCAGTAATGATAGCCGAAAATCCGAAAAGATTCAAGGAAAGAGCCCAAAAAAACGGTTATCGGAACGGAACGACATACGGAAGCCTGGCTTCACAAGTGATGTTCTCGGACAGACTTCCCACACCCAATGCGATGGATATTCCTCACAAGGACATGGAAATCAACGAGCGAGGGAGAAGAAATCCAAAGAAGGGCAAGACCGACCACAGCCTGGGGGTAGAAGACATGGCAGTAGCAAAACTTCTTCCTACTCCAACAGCCATAGACAAAGGAGGAGGGCGAATAAACAGAAGTCCATCACCGAATGCAGCAGATCGTCCAACCTTGGCACTCGCCGCTCGAAAAGGCTTGCTTCCCACGCCTTGCAGCATAGAAGCCACGAAGTTCACAAAGACTATCAATCCCAATTCCCAGATGGGGCAAGGAATTACAGCCTTAGCAGTAAATGGTCTTCTTCCCGCCCCTACTGCAATGGAGATAAAACACTCCAACCGGGTGAAAGGACTGAAAGAAAAGGGTGCAAAAGGGATGTACAGCCGGAAGAACGGAGCACTCCGACCGAATGGACTGACCGACTTTCTCGACTTCAACAATCAGGTAGGTGGAGGAACTTCCCAACTCAATCCCCTGTTTGTAGAGGAAATGATGGGATTCCCTTTGATGTGGACAGCCTTACCATTTCTTTCACCAAGTGGCGACAAGAATCCATAAAGGCTTACGGCAATGCCTGGGTTCCACAAGTGGCTTACGAGATATTCCGGGCTATTGAGGCAGAAGAAAAGAAATAAGATAATTCTATATTCCAAATAAAATAAAGACAAATGAAAACAGATGGCTACATTCTTACTCCAGAGCTGCTGCAGTGGCGTTACTTTCATCGTCCGGTGGTGGTACAGGTGCTCATCTACGTGCTCCTGTCTGCCACCCACAATGAGGCTTCCGCTGCTACGCTCTCCTTACGTCTGTTGGCTGATCGGCTCCATACCTCGGTCAAGTCTATCCGCTGTGCCATCGATGTTCTCATACAGGAGCGAATCATCACAAAATGCAGCTCCCCTAAAGCCTCAACAATAGTGTATGTTAACAGTTCGCATCCACTCTCCCACTGCATACTACCATACCAAAACCCACTAGGGGCACAATCAGGGGCACTCTTTAGGGCACAGATAGGGGCACAATCAGGGGCACAGATTTTAACTTCGCAAGTTACTGATACACAAGATTGTGCAGCGTATCTTCAAGATAACAAGGGCACAGATAGGGGCACGATTAAGGGCAAAGATGGGGCACGCTCTAGGGCACACCCTAAACAAGGGGCACACCAAAAGGCACAGTCTAGGGCACAGATTAACAATCCCGAAACCCCTTTAAATAAAGGTGATTCCGAAGATTCTGCCGAAGTTGAGGGCACAGACAAAGGCAAGGGTAAGGGCACAGAAGTAAGAGGCAAGAAACAAATAAAAGAAAACATTTCCCCCGAACCCCCTATAAAAGAAAACAAACAAAGAAAGGAGAAAGCCCACACCCACACACAAAAAAAAGAAAAAGAAAAAAAGTCGTTGGATCCCGAAGTTCAGTTCTCGGAAGTGCTAAGACTCTTCAATCGCCTCTTTCTGGGCACGCAGGTCAAGCCAATCTCAAAGATGACTCCCGACCGCAAGAAGATGGTGGCAAAGTTTATTTCAGACTATTCCTTCGAGGATATAGAACCGATGCTTCGCAAGGCTCTCAACTCCGATCTTCTCTCTGGGCGCAAGGATGGTGGATGCTATATCTCCTTCAACTGGCTCTTCAATCCGAAAAACTACGAGGCTCTGATGGAAGGAACCTTCGACAATCCTACAGTTGTAGCCTCAGCCGGGAAGAAGCCTCAGCATTCAAGTTCTCCACCACCTTCTCCTACACAGCCTCAACGCGAGGAGACCAACGAGGAAATAGAAGCTCGCCTCAGAATGAAGGAAGAACGCAAGAAGAAACAGGAAGAAGAACAGACCGAAGCACTCAAGCAGAAGTATCTAGGCTGGATAGAAGCCGCCAAGAAGAACCCGAATGGTTCCATGGCAAAGATGGTGAAAGATGCCTACAAGAATGGAACTCTAGCCAAACTGGGCATCGTTTGGAATCCATCGGTGGCAGAAGAAGAACAGTCACTGGTCGACTTGGATGATAAGACACAGAGTTATCTTCAGTCTCTCCTCAGCGACTAAATATAAGTAACAAACAATTTAATTCATACGATTATGGACAGACAAGAATTAATCGACCGCCTCAACGGCAATTATTCTGAATACACCAAGAAATCTGCTACCAAGCAGAAGAAGGTGCAACATGAAGGGCAGCTACAGATAGCTTGTGTACGCTGGTTCCGGCTTCAGTACCCGGCTTATGCCTCTCTCCTCTTCCATCCCAAGAATGAGGCTGATGGTGCTATAAGTGGCAAGAAGATAGCCATCAACGCTGCATCAGGAGTTGTGCCGGGCGTTCCAGATCTCATTCTGGCTCTCCCTTCATACAAGAATGGCAAAAATGGAGTTATCAACAGGGGTACAGAAGTATTCTACGGCTTGGGCATTGAATTAAAGTATGGTAAGACAAACAATCAGACCGCTCATCAGAAACGTTTCCAGGGCTACTGGCAGTGTGCTGGCTATAAATACGCTCTCTGTCGTTCTCTGGAAGACTTCATTAAAGTTGTCACAGATTACATGCTTTCAGTTGATTTAGGCATCCTTCAGGACGTCAGATCTTATCATCTGAGTGACGATGATACAGAGCACAACAAGCAAGTATTAAAGAAAATCATTAAAAACAAGAAGTAATATGGAAATCGGATTCATAATCATCATGCTGTGCCTTGTAATGATGGCCAGCACATTCATCTATCTAGTTTACACTCACCGCAATCGCTCTTGCAAGAGCTGCAAGTTTTTCCGGCCTACAGCAAACAGTAAGTACAGCGGAACATGCAACGGCTTCGGCCATCATCGCTTCCACTGGGAATGTTGTGGGGAATGGAAACGTAAAACTACCAAGGAGGATGAACTTTAAAATCATACATCTATGGGCAATTACATCAAACAAAACCTGATGCAGCCAACACCATCGGTTGCTGATCAGGAGGAAATGAGGATGTGCAAGTTCTGTGTACATAGCCACATCAGCGACCTCGGCTACAACCATTGCTGGAAGTCTGATAGTGCTAATTATAACGTAGATTCCCCTACAGGCGTCTGCTGGGCTTTCCGGGACAATCGAATATGGAAACCCTATTATTTCTCTAGACTCATGTCTAGCTACAGGGGAAATATCTGCTGGGTAAAACCGATTTACAGCTCTTCTAAAAAGAGAAAGAACCGTATTATTCAATACGAAATCATCGACCCAGTAGCCTCAACAATAGATAAAGTTTCCCCCAAGGAGTTCGCTAGGGATTACATTCCAGCCACTCCTGGCTCCAAGCCTCCACATACTATGAAGGAGTATGAGAAATGGGACACCTATTGTTTCGGTGGCTGCGATCCACAGCTCTCTGAAAAACAGGAGGCAAGAAATTATCATGAAGCCAACTGGCAGCAAATCCTTGCTCAGGAAGCAATAGAAGAACAATTAAAACAAGAAGCAATATGAAGAAAAGAATTTTAGACATGTGCTGTGGCTCTCGAATGTTCTATTTCGATAAACATGACCCAAATGTTCTCTTCACAGACATAAGAGAGTTTCACGACACATTATGTGATGGACGCAAACTAGACGTGCAACCAGATATGATAGCCGATTGCACAGCCTTGCCATTCGAAGATGAAACGTTTAATATGGTAGTATTCGACCCTCCTCATCTGCTAAAAGTAGGTCAGAACTCTTGGTTATGCAAGAAATATGGCAAACTGCCCGAAAATTGGCAAGCATTCATCAACGATTCTATCCATGAGGGAATGAGGGTACTGAAAACAAACGGAACGCTCATTTTCAAGTGGAACGAGCAGCAGATAAAGGTTAGTGATGTACTAAAGGCTATCACCGATTACAAACCTATATTCGGACATCGTACCACAATTAAGAACCAAACAATATGGATGGCATTCATGAAATGGTAGCGATAGGAGTTGCCCCCACTTAGCCCCCGTTCCCAGCGATTCTATCGCTGGTCCCTCAAAAAGAATATAAACAAAGAAAAAATAATTATTATGCCAACAGATTTTAAAATCACCGCCCCAGTCTTGGATATGAATGTTATCCAGAAGGCTGCACAAGATGCTGCTATGAAGGCAGCACTCGAAGAAGTAAAAGACTACTATCTCGGTTACAATTCACCTTACAGAAAGCAGTTGAAGGAATACATGGCGAAGAATGCGCCTTCTACTCGTCTCGAATTGCCTGAGTTCTCAGAGTTGTTGAGCAAATCCTTGACTGCCGAGATAGAGAATTTCGTCAACAAGAAATGTGTCGAAAGCTTTGCGCAAGCACTTCGAAAAGGATTCACTCATCTTAAAGAAGAAGGTGATGGAACCATTTTGCTCACCAATTTGGCAGAAGACATGATGAAAAAAGTAGATCTGGAAGATGTTGATAGCAACAACAGCTTTGAACTTGAAGTATCAGACAAAGATTTCTATGGTTGGAAGAAAGTACATATCAGTATCTGTGAAGATGGCGAAGAGACGGAATATAATTTCACTCTCGCGAAGATTGGTAGTGATGATACATACAGCATCTTAGGTTTGCCAATAAAGGATTCAGATGAAGAATACCATTTTGATACAATAAATGTACAGAACAGAAAATGTACCATTTCATTCCCGATGTTCTCCGGTGTCAGTAACGACCACATCCTGCTTGTTTTAGCCAGATGCATTATGTTCGATGCTCGCATACGAATTGATAGCAATTACATCTTTAAGAAATCAAACGAATTTGAAGACGATTAAAGCGTATGACAAAGGAAGAATATGAAGAAATGCGTAACACCATCGACTCCGTAGGCCAATACTTCAACTCCATCGAAGAGCTAACCGTGGTCAGAGATCTTGTAGCAGAAGTAGATGCATCAAACGAAATGGCTATACTAGTAAGCCCTGTAAAGCTGGATATATCCCTCCAGGGAATAAGCAGTGATGGAAACGAAGACATCACCAAGTATCTCGATGCAGAAACAATCCTCTACATCAGAAATGCTATCCTCCGAAGATTAAATGGCCGTATCGCATCCTTCGAAAATCAGATAGAAAACATTAATTACACCAAACGTAAAACAAAGAAAAAGTAATGAAGATTCATTTATGGCAAGCCTCATCTTGCGCAGCAGATGAGCATAAGATAGGAAGTTATCCTGGTTCTTCATTCAAGCTGAAGCCTGTGCTTCCTGCTGGAACAATACTCACTGTCAAGGAGAAATGGCAAAACTTCCATGGAGTATACTACCGCTGCTATCTCCCAGACGAAATGAAGGACAAAGGATATTCCATCCCTTACTACGACATTCCTGCCGACAAAGCAAAAGTAATAGAACTATAATTATTTTATATTTACAATTATGGAAACTACAACATTAAAGCCGTACATCGGTACAAAAATGGTGATGGCAGAACAAATGGCAAAATCTGCTGCAGTAGCTAAAGGTTGGGCAAGACCATCATCAGAAGGAAACGAAGACGTTCCTGGCTATCACGTCCAGTACACAAACCCTGATGGCAGCACCTACGATTCATGGTCGCCAAAGGACGTGTTTGAGCAGTCTTATCAGATAGTGGAAAACTTCAAAGACCGCCTCTTTACTGCAAAATTGAGACTAAGCATGCTCATCGCAGAGGCTGAGATTATGTTAAATTCTGGTTTCAAGCTTCTCCGTGCATCGCATGTCTTACAAGAGTTGAGAACTATTAAACAAGAATTAGAACAATGAAGATAAAATTAATCAAACCAACGAAGTGCGCTCAGGATGTTCACGAAACGACCAAATATCCACGCCCATGGTTTAAGCCGAAGCCAGAGCTTCCAGCAGGTACGATTTTGGAGGTGAGTGATGTATGGTTGAATTTCCATGGTCAATATTATCGCTGTCAATTGCCAGAAGAAATGAAAGATAAAGGTTATTCCCTTCCGTGGTACGACATCCCAATAGAGAATGCTGAAATATATAAAAGTTAAATTCAAATCATAACAATTATGGAAACAACAAAATTGAAAAAGTACATCGGTACAAAAGAGGTTATGGCTGCACCTATGGATGAAGCAACTGCAGTGGCTAAAGGTTTTGCTCGTAAAAACGAGGATAATCATGAGTGGAGATCTGGCTATCACGTCCAGTACACTAACCCAGATGGCAGCACCTACGATTCATGGTCCCCTAAGGATGTGTTCGAAAAGTCATACCAGGTAGCAGAAGACTTCAAGGACCGTCTCATTATTGAGCTCAAGGAGTTGAAAGAACGTTTAAATAAACTCGAAGCTTTCTTGAATGAGAATGATTACGACAAGGTTGCTGAAAAATGCGGACCTGTTCAGACAGCATTAATGCTTTCTCAATATCATGCAATGAGACATTACTACGATATTTTAAAAACTCGTATTGAATTATTGGAGAAATTTCCAGCCAAGAAATAAGTGTGAACAATAAAAAATACAATTATGGAAGTAACAATAACATTAATTATCTGCCTCAGCGCGGTCTTCATTATCACGCTAGGCATCATTTCTTGCACGTTAAGAGACAAGAACTTCAAAGTTCGCTTTGATGACAGAAACAAGCGTTTAAGTCGAATTATTCAAGAGCAGCGTGATGAACTTATCTCATACAGAGAGGCTATCAAGAAAAATGATGCCAATCTAGAAAGATCTCTAGAGGTATTAGCTTCTGCTTCCGATGCTATCAACAAAAAAATTTCTCGTTTGAAAGATCCGAATGAAGCTATTCGTGCATTAACTTCTATCGAAAAAAGAATTGAGGATAATTTTGAAGTATCATTTAAGCACTTCGAACAGCGACTTGTCAGTCGTCCTTCCTACCTCTCCCCAGAAGAGAAGAAGCATTTTAAGGAATACATGCAATCATGTGCTAGAGGCTATACATTTATTAGCAATATGCCAAACAAAATGGACTTAGATTTTGTTTGTGTTGAAGATGTAGATAAAGCACTTGAATTTGTAGGTAGAGACCAATGGGATTCATTATACATTAAATGCCCATCAGAAGAAGAATATGCCAATGGACAGAATACAGAACGAAATCAGTAAACTTCGTCATGAGCAGCATTTGCACGAAAGACTGCAAGAAGCCCAACTTCGGCAGATAAAGCGTGAGCACGATGGTCTTCACAAGTGGATTACCATTAAGCCAAATCTCAGGCTCCTCTGCCGGATAGACGAACATGGCAAACTCCTCCCTATAGAACAGGAGCGCATCAATAAGATAAAGAAAACATTAGGCATCAAGTAATATGAGTGAACAGGCAGCCCTCGCATTTCGTAAGCTAGTAGCTTCCATGCGAACTTTAGAAAAGCAGTATTGGGCACGCAGAGATAAAGGCGTACTACGCCAATCCATTGAACTGGAAAAGCGAGTTGATGAAACCATCATGAAGGTTGAACCAAAAAACGTACCGCAAACTGACAATGGGAACTTCTTTATCCTGGTAGCTGAACTTCGGGTGGCAACTAAGCAGTATTTCTCTGAGAAGAAGAAACCTGATCCTGACAAAGAACTGGTGAAGACTCTCTTTAACACTATCAAGGAGAAGGAAGCAAAGATTGATAAGCAGCTCATACGCTTTCAGGAAGAAGACTTTCGCAAACAAGGCTACACCATTCAGTACCACGTCATGGAACGTCCATACAAATGCCCTCCTCATAGCCTCTTCCAGTCAACTGATGAAGAACTGGCGAATGTGATGTTTAATGATTACTTACGAAATCCCACACCCGGTACAATGATCTTCAGGATGAAAAAGTATATCGGCAAGGATGGAAAACCTCTCTCAGACGAAGAAATCAATAAAATATTGTATAACAAATAAAAAACAAAGAATTATGAAAAAATCAGAAAAGAAAGAAGAGTCTGCACAAAATGTTGCAGTCAAAGTAAACAAAGCAACAGAAAAAATCATCGGCACAGGTAATTTTCAATCTCTCCGTTCTCGCTCCTCAACCTGGTTTGAGTGCAAAGTAAGATACCAAAAGACACAAGAAGACGGTTCCGAGAAAATAACAACGGAACTCTACACTGTAGATGCTCTCTCTTTCACCGAAGCAGAAGCCAAAATCATTGACGAAATGAGTGTCTATGTATCTGGCGAACTGAAGGTGGCTAATATCAACAGAGCTGCCTATGGAGAAATCTTCTTCTCTGACATCTGCGATGATGATCTCTGGTTCAAGGCTCGTCTTGCCTTCATCACCATTGATGAGAAGAGTGAAAAGGAGAAACGTTCCTACGTTACCTATCTCGTACAGGCAAAGAGTCTTGAACGTGCTCGCCGCTATATTGACGAGGTGATGGGTAAAACCATGATAGATTACGAGGTCAAGAGTCTGTCCGAGACTAAGATCATGGATGTTTTCGAACATAAATCCTCATCTGACGAGAAAAAGGATGAGAAGTCCGAAAAATAAGTAGTAATCTTGCGCATTTCGCTCTACTATGGCCGAAGTTGCGCAAGTTATCACTTTTTATCCTCATTTTTCTCGTACCTTTACCCACATTATTAATATATAACATCAATAATATATGAAAAAGTTGAAACGTTTAATCATTTACCTACGCCTCTGGTTTATCCGCCAGATGGGTTACAATCTCCCATCCCTCCGTGAGGCAACCTGTATCGTTCCCGGTCAACTCTATGACCATTTCGGTCGTGTTGTCAGGGCTGTACCCAGTAAGCCAATAGATAATGAAGTTGGTAGCAAAGAACAGAAAGATGTTCCTGATCATTGTCTTCAGTGCGATCTGTACAACAAGCATATCCCTTGCTCCTTCAATCATCGCATGGTCAACGGCAACGACATCTGTGAAAATCATCATTTTGAAATCATCTGCCTCAACTCTGGCAACATTTAAAGACTACTCATTATGGAAAAGCAAAAACCAAGATACAAACTTGATAAGAAAACGGGGCATCTTCTGGAAATACCTTCTAAGAAGCAGGTTCGTGAAAACGTCAAGAAGATTCGTGAGCAAAAGGGAAAAGAGCAGTTACCTCAATCTCCTGTCACGATTCATGAGACTCAGGCAGAGAAAAACTTCAAAAAGGTCCAGAAGGTCATCGACCGTATGCACGCCAAGGCGAAACTGCCCGATTTTCTCTCCATGGCCCGACATAAGTTTCTCTCCACCGTCTGTGTCATCAATAAGCCGGGCAAACAGCGTAGCCTACTTCCCGATAAGAAAGGCCGCTTCGTCATGCTCTGCCATGGAAATATGGCTAAAGTTTTCACGGCTGATGTTTGCCTTCTCGTTAAGATTCAGAAGTCCATCATCAAGAAACATGAAATGGCTCCAGGTGGAGAAGTGACCACAGAGCATTGGCAGGATGGTAGCTGGAGCATTGTACCTTGCCGGGCAGACAAGAGTAATTACACCACCATCCAGGAGGTCCGTCTTCGTCCATGGTTCTTTCTTCATCGCTACTGGTATGAAATTTCCTTCGATGGCAGAGTAGAGCCAGCAATGATGTTAAATGATTACAACCTCAACCCTACTCTTAGCAAGAAGCATTTCTATGTTACCAGAGAATATGTAAAAGTACGAAACCAGGATGCCGAAAACGACTATTTCCGTTTCTGGCTCCATAAACCTGCAGATCATGAAGCTAACAAATGATGTCATTATTCTCAATCGTCCTCGCGTTCAGAAGCGAGGACTTGCCCTTAATATCTCTGGGCGTATCACTCTAAGGTCTAGTCCTTGCAAACTGCTGGATCTCCATCCGGGTGATAAGATTTGTTTCTGTTTCTATACGCCAAGTAAGCAGATGTATGTAATCAAGTCCACACCGGAGTTAGAAGCTAAAAATGTATGCATCAAACTGTCTGGCCGTAATGGGCAGCTCCATGCCAGTAATGTTTCTACCGTCAGTTTCTTGCTTAGCTATATACCGAATATCCCGACTGGTACTAAGCAGATAGAACTGGTTACGGCAAATGAAACTATAAATCTCGATGTAGATGGCGTCAGTTGTCCAGCTTTGGCTATCGTCAACAGGGCCGACAGCGAGCATTGCCGATAGTAAAATATTAAACATTAAGAAATATGCAACAATCAATTAGATACAAAGGTCTCAGCCTCACTCCTGATGAAATGTCAGTAGAAAACGGTGCGCTATCCCTCTGCGGCAATCTAGAGCTGCATGATGGCACATTGCGCCCTTCTATTGTCACAGGAACACCCCTCTCTCAGCCACTCACCATTAATGGTGAGGTGGCTAAGATATTGTATGTGCACGAAACTGGCAATTACCGCCATCTCATAGCCGTAGCCTCATCAGCCATCTACTGGTTCCTTCAGGATGGATCTCTAGGTTCAACCATCCCTATCAAGTCCTTCGACTACGAAGCATCGGTTCTTTCCGTTAATTCCATAGGCAATACGCTTATCATTGTAGCTACAGATGGGATTCACTATGCTTTATGGGTGGATGGTGGCTATAAAAATCTGCCACAAAAGCCTCCATTCGTAGAAATCACCTTTTCTATTTCCGATGATTATCCGGAGAATTACATAAATGGAGGTGTGGACGCTGAGGGAAGTATAAATGGTTTTCGTAAAGCTATCCAGCAAACAACCTACTCATGTAATGACGTTTTCAACACCGTAAAATTAACGCAAGAAGATTATGACACAAAAGAAAATGAATGTCTTAATATTAAAGAAAATAAGCAATCTGATATTACACAGAGCATCTATGCACTTATCAATCGAACGAACAATCTGATTGCTCGTAAAGGTCGTTTTTATGCTAATTTCTTTGTTAGATATTGCTATAGAATGTTTGATGGTTCCATGATTATGCACTCATCGCCTGTATTCATGCCTGTACAAGTTCCAGATAGTTACATTGTACTTTTACCAAATGCCTTGTTTTTAAAAGATGGAGTCATCAAACTGACTGATAATTTAACACTTGTACGTGAGGATGGAAAGAACAATCCATCAAATGTAAATATTTCCAAAGTTACATTCGTTTACTATCCCCGAAATGTAGATTTGAGATACGCCATACTGGACGCAAAACGTAATGAACTTGAAGAATGGAAAGATGTCATCAAATCGGTGGATGTATTTATTACTCCTCCAATTTCCAACGTTGATACATCTGAAAAAATTTCAAGCATCAGATCTAAACGAAGAAATTATAGACTTGGGAAAGGATTATTCTATTTTGGTAACGATAATAATTCACAAATATCCACAGGTTTTAGTGTGTATTTCCCTTCACTTAGTCAAGATGCCTATCGTAACAAATTAAAGAATACATCTACCTTCTACAAGGTCTGCTCGCTGAAAATTTCAGATTTAACAAATTATACAACGAAGAAATTACCTGTAGACAAGAATGCAGTCTATCAGGTATCATTACAGGAACAGATGAAGGATGACTACAAAACTCATAACTCGCTCTTCGCACAAGGTGGCTATGTCTATAACCACCGTCTCAATCTGTACGGCATGAAAGAGAAACTGTTTCAAGGATTCAGCGGCTATGTTATGTTACCAGGTCTTTACATTCTTAAATACGATGATAGTACGGATAACCAGAAATATAGGTACAAAATCCAGAAAATCGTAGTTAGCCTCAACACCACTTCCGGAACGAAATATGTTGAAAGTAGCGACAAATTCTTCTCTCGTCAGGATATTGATGTCTTCATGATCAGTAACCTTGTCAAGTTCTACCCGGATTCCCGAGCTGATAAAATGGCTATCTTCTGTAAGGATTCTTCTGATAATGATGTCATCTTCGTCTTCCCTCTGGAACAATGTGCAGAACTGAATGGAGCCATGCACATGGGTGATTTCACCGACAATTTCGAGCAATATAAGGTAGAGTCGTTTGATTATACAGTTGATGATGTAGTGGAACTATCCAATAAGATCTATACATCAGAGTCTGATAATGCCTTCTATTTCCCATTAAACGGAATCAATACCGTAGGTATCGGAACCATACAGGGAATAGCCTCCACCACGCGTGCGCTCTCTCAGGGACAGTTCGGTCAGTATCCATTAATGGCATTCTCTACCGATGGTATTTGGGCTATGGAAGTCTCTTCCAAAGGCACCTATAGCAGCATCCACCCGATTAGTCGTGAGGTTTGCAGCAATCCGAAGTCTATCACTCAGCTAGACCAGTCCGTGCTTTTCGCCACAAACCGCTCAATCAGTCGCATAGCAGAGTCACAGGTGGTTTCCATGTCCGATGTATTAGATGGTCCCGGCTTCAACATTTCCGGCACTCTAGGCAAATTCCTTAACTTCTTCAATGATACTGAGGAGGATAGTGATACCGTCAAGTCTACCAAGGCTCAGATGCGCCAGCTCATAGATTTCACCTCTTCGCCAATAGAGTTCTTCCAGCGTTGTCAGGTCATCTACGACTACAAAAACTCTCGCATCTTCTGCCTGGATGTTACACAGACGAGTAAGACCTCTACGGCTGATACGGTAGCACTCTGCTATTCTATTAAGGATAATGCCTGGAGCACTTTCCTTATACAGAACGTGCTCACAGCTATCAATTCCTACCCACACCCCTACATACAATATAGGGATGGCAGCGTGATGGTGCTCGATAAGGGTTACGATTACGAAGATACAACAGAGTATCATGGTATCATAGTCACTCGTACCTTGAAGTTCGATGAAGATAACGTACCTGATTCTATTACAGGCTATATCCATTCCCTCACGTCTGGCAGCATACCAATAATGTGGTTATATGGTAGCAATGATAATCAGAATTGGCATTACATCGGTCGCTTGGGCGGTATGAAGTCCAGCTACATGGCTACTCACAGTTATCGTTTCTTCCGAATCGCCCTATACCTGAAGATGAAATCCATGAATCAATACTTTGCTACGCGCCTCGAAATCATCAGGCGTTTCAGCAAGTTCTAAAAAGAAAAGCCACCGTTCCATGGCTTTCTAAGCCATGTCAAAAAACAAGAGCCTTCGCAAATCAGGAGTAATCCCGAAGCGAAGGCTCTTTCCATAAACACCTAAAACTAAAGAAGAAAAAAAAGTTTCATTAAGTAAAGCCACCGTTCCAGGCGATTCTATCGCCTGTCCCCAATAGCCTCTTAGGTAAAGCTAGGCCGTCTCAAAGTATAGTTATCCCGGCTCAGCAGGTTGCTCTTCATATTATTGAAGTCTGCTGTAGCACTATTCCCATACTGTCCAGCCTTGTCTGCATACTGATCCTGCAAAAATTGGCTCATCGTATAGTCAACCATATACCGGTGCATATTGTTCTTAAGCGCATCCGTCACAGCCACATTCCAGTTCGGAATCTCCAGTTTCAGGGTAACAGTCTCATAGATACTTTCCTCCCGATCATTACCAGCCTTAGTTACGGTAGAAGTCACTTCCTCATCTTCCTGGCCGATGATGCTTGTGGTCACTACCTCCGTCCAAGTTCCGTTCTTGTTATCGGTATACACATACTTTCTTGTACCCTTAACAAGTCGCTCCAGATTGTTGTTATCCTCCACTCTACCTGAGGTCAGATAACGCTGAGCTGCCACCTTGATATTGCCGATGGCTTCTGTTACTGCGCGGTTGATAATGCTGCGAGTCTCTTTACTGTCAGGGCTTTCAATAGTGGCTCTGATGTCCTTCTGGGCATCATCCACCAGTCCCTGGCTCAACACATAGCATCGGGCCAATATGTCATTGCATACCTGCTCCATGCTAAAGTTCAGTGTAACTAATTTACTATCCATATTTCGAAATATTTAGATGATTAATAAATCTACCTCAGTTCATAAGGCGGCCTACCTCCGCTCCAGTCTACAAGATCCTGATGAAAATGCTGCGAAACGAAGTCCTGATTACGCTCAGACCCTTTCGGCCCACTCTGGCCATCCTTATCTACTTCGTCCACATTTCGAGCCTCAGCATCCAGTTCATTCTTACTTTTAGCATCAGCATCTATACTGCGACTTTGAACAGCAAGTTCGCCATTCTCTTTTTCATCAGTATCTACAGACCGCCCGGAAGTTGCCTGCGCATTCTCCTGCTTACCTATCTCATCCCCACTTCTTGCCGAAGCCATAGGAGAAGAACCAGCCTTCTCGTCACCGTCTACCGTTCTAGATGAAGTATCACTGGCAGAAGAGACTTCTTTCGTTGTATCATCGGCTTTTCTTTCAGCCTCAGCAAAGTTAAAGTCTTTCTTTAACAAAATCTCTTTAATGGCGTCAAGGTCACTCGCTCCCATACTGGCATAATCCGTATGAGCCATATCCGGAAAGTCGCTCAGCCATCCGGCAAGGATAGCATGAACCAGATAGTTCTGTATTTGGTTCGTCAGAACCCCACTTAGTCTAGGTGGCCAAGAAACCAAAGTCTTGATGGTGATTGAGAAATCATCAGCCAATGCCTGTAGGTCAAACTGCTGTGTGGTCGAAGAAGAGAATCTTGCCAAGAAGTTTTCCAAGTCGGTTATCGCCTCCCGATAGTATATATCCAGTTTCGCTTCCTCGCCATCACTCGCCCAGACGGTCTGAAAGTCCACCTCCGGGTTATGCTGCGCAATCGTGGCAGATAGTCCCTCTACCACGCCCATCACGCTCTTTTTCACTATTTTTATAGTTATCGTTTTCATAAGCCTTATTTCTTTCTATGCCACAACCAAATCAGCAAACCAATCACTGCAACTACCAGGGTCCAGATGATCTTGGCTGTATACTTCCCCAGGGTAATATACCTCTGTTCTGCCTTGCTCAGTTCTCTACTCAATACATGGATAGAGTCCTGCTTTAACCGAATCAGACTGTCCTTTTGCACGATCAAGAGTTGATATTTATCCACCTTCTTACTCATAGTAGAGATAGAATCCTGTAGCTTCGTCACCTCTTTAGTTTCTCTATTGGTCACAACAGAGTGCCAACTTTCTGTTTTGATAGGCTTTCCGTTCTGGTCTACAGTGGTCGAAGTACTATCCTTTGTATGAGTTGTCTCCTTGGTCGAAGTCTCATGCTCCCGGTTACGGTATGTAGCCATCTGCTCGAAGGCTGATATAAACCGCTCCTGCCAACTGGCATCCAAACCCTTGCTCACAGTGTTGTCTGTGATATAATGCTCCTGCATCACGGTTTTCGTCTTGCAGCTCGTAAGGAAGAGTACAGAGAAATATGCTATCCATACAAACAGGTAGATAATTAAATGTTTCGATTTCATAAGCTATCCTGTTTATAAGGCAACCATAGCCCTGGCAAGATACTTCTTTCTACTCGCCAGTCCATTTGTGCCTCCATTTATCTTTTTCGTAATTCTCAACACATTATCCGCATCAGCCAGTTCGTTCAACCCATGCGCCTCCCAGAACCACATCGATACGTCAACGCAAAGTTCCGGCTGTTCCAGTAACCCCGGATGCTCCAACACAGGCTGCATACTGTAGACCTGGTATATTGAGTAGTTACTTCTGCCGGTCAACTGGATGAAGCCTCTGCCCTTATACTTGGCACCATCGCCCTCATGCGTGTTGCCAAGCATCTTTCCAAGTGATCCCTTCTCATACTTCGTGAAATAAGAGTTCTTTCCTAGTTCATGGGTATAAAGAAGTTCACCGCTTTCATGCGCTATTTGGGCAAGGAAATGCGCCCATCGTAATTTTGTATTGATGTGATATTTCTCTGCCAATTCGTTGAAATAAGGCAAATATTTATCTACCCTATTTTTCGCATTCGGCATAATCTTCAATATCTGCTCCTTAGTTATTTCCTTCATTTCCATTTTCTTTATTGTTTTTATATTCTTGATACTTCTTAAACATCGGGAATTTCTCTACGAATCCTAGAGTAAGCGCATAATAAGCATATTCCACAAGTTTGTAAAATGGCGTATCAGGCACTAGCATCCGTCTCAGGTTCTTCAATATGTTGGTCGTGAACAGATAGGTTGCAGCTATACACACCCACTTCACGCAAAACAGAGCCTCAGTATCCGAATGCAGGAAGTGACCGATAATGAACAGAGCTGCCACCGTCACAAAGAACACCGCACAACAGACAAAGAACATTCCGAATTTCTTCCAGCTCCATTCTTCACCGTTAAACACTGCAGCCACGATGCCGAACACCAGGTTCAGCCCAAATAATACCATCATGGCAATCATAAAATCCCTGATGGGAACCAGCAGACTCAGAAAGGTCCATATCGTCCCAATTAAGTAACCTCGAATATCATTCATTTTCTTTTTCATTTATCCGTCCCCACTCCGTTATGGAAACGATGCAAATTTAAGCCATCATTCCCAGTTATCTGTGATAAGTTGCGCAACTTCATACGAAAAAAGAGAACACAAGCCCATTTTCTGCCTGCATTCTCTTCTTCTGATAGTTTTCTTTTATATATCTCTAGTCATTATGGATTTACCCAACAAGTTAACATTTAACACTTAACATTTAACATTAATGGTTGAAGTACCCCCAAGCCTTACAATGGCCATAAGGGTTATCATCATCCCTCAGCCAGTTCACGGCTAGATCCACCATCCGGTCCATCATCTGCTCCTCGCTGTCCTCCGGGAACCATTTCTTCATCAGATTATAGTTGTCCGAGTAAATCATGTTCAGAACCACGGCAAAATCCCATTGGTTGTAAGGTCTGATCTCGTCCTTCACCGTCTCATAGATCTCCTGAGTCTTAGCTGCGGTATAGTAAGGAGCACGATGCTCTACCTCCTTGTCATCCTCAAACACCATCTTCTTGATCTGAGCCTCAGCAAAGAAGTCGTTGAAGTGGCCGTTACCCACAACCCCATAAATCTCCTTATAGAGTTTAAGAAGGTCATCTTCCGTAGCGTGCATAGCCACAAACTTGCCGATGATCTTGGTTACCTTCACCATCTGCTCCGGTGTGGCATCACTCTGATATTTTGTGATAAGTTCTACTAGATTCATATCATTCTTGTTTTTGTGATTTAACAAATTTGAAAATCTCATCCAGCTTGTTTTCCATCTTATCGAGTCGCTGGTTAGTTCTCTGCTGGTCACGAAACGAAGTGTCCAGTTCTGAGAGAAGTTGATCACAGTCCTTTACGGTCTGCTCGAAGTCCGGCATCTTATTGATGATGTCATTGGCTTGGTTCTTCAATGCGTTTACCTCGTTGATGATACTCTCCTTACTACAAGAGATTACAAGGGTGTCACTGTATGCTGTTTGCTCAGTATCAACTACCGAATAGGTTGACTGCTTTCCGTCTTCCGTCTGAACATTCACCTTCACGTTCATGGTGCCAAAATTTGGCATGCCAGGCATCTGTGGCATCATGTTGGGTTTGCTACCACTAATATCAGGGCTTGGAGTATTCATCACTTTACCCTGCTTGAATTTTCTAGTCGCCCGGTCAAACAAAAAGACCGGGAAACCTGCCTTTAAATCTTTAAATATCATAATCGTATCTTTTTAAATGGATAATGCGAGGGAAACGATGGCTAACAAACCATCCACCATTTCCCCCTATAATACTAAGCAGTAGTCAATGCTACGGTTAGACTGTCAAATATGCTCAGGCCTCTAGCCTTTCCGCATACCACATCGTTAGCCTTTTGCGTTCTGCCTACACTGGTGATGGTCACAGCCGTTGGCAGAGCTGTCTGCCCTTGGAAGGCTGCTACCCATCTTTCCGTGTAAATCAACGGCTGTGCTCTCATCATGCTTTTGTTGCCTGTTACAGGCGTAATGATGGAGATAGTTGCCACGATAGGCACAAACACCGTTGTACCGTTCAGGATAGGCTGATCATAACTGTAAGTTATACTTGCCTGTGGCTGGACGTTGCCGTTCACGCAATAAGGTCTGCAAAGCTTCTCATTGTAAGTAGCTAAGACTGAAACTTGGTTGGCTACCAATGCTGTAGTAGCCAAACCCACTGGAGAAATCTTGTTCATACCACTACGCTTCTGTTTCATTCTTTACTTTTTTACTGATAGCCACCTGATACACCTGCGCCACATCCGCAACCGCCATTCATCAGATTGGCAAGGTAGATGTTCTGCTGCAGCTGTGAGTTCTTGAACTTCAAGTCCTGAATCTCGTTTGCTTGCTCCTGGCTCCAATGGCCTGTCAAGGTGTCAATAATACGCTGAGTGTTGTTCTCACCTGCACGGATGATGTCACACTTGTCTTGCTGCATCTGGAAACCGAGGTTCGAAGCTGCTCTTTCTATACCAGTGTTGGTATAGCTAAAGCCCTGCTGCATCTGGTTAACGATGTCCTTCTGGCCCATCTGGTTCTCATAACCCATACGGATAATGTTCTGCTGCGTCTGGCAGCAGCAATCCTTAAGCGCAATTGTCATCTGCAAGTTACCCTGCGAGATAGCGTTGATTACTCGCTCTGCCGAGTATCCTACCTGACCACCAAGCTGCTGGATGCCTGCCTGGATGCCACAGATAGAGTTCTGCAAGGCGTTGAAGTCACAGTTCAGATTGCTTGCCAACATCTTAAGGTCGTTGCCGTTACCCTGGATGGCACCCATCAGCAAGTTGCTGTTCTGGTTGTCTGCCATCTGGTTACGCAAACTCTCGATTTGACCCTGAATCTCCGCACGCTGCACGTCTGCGCCATTGTCACGATTGTTCCAGTCTGCACCATACATATAGCGCATCATGCCCATCATCATCATGTAGGCAAACGGATTGTTCCACATATCATCATCGTCACGGTTGCGCATCATAGCCGCCATTGCCAAAGGATTGCTGTCACGATTTGCCATCGCTCCAAGCAAACCACCCATCATTGCATCGTTGCAACAAGAGGTAGTCTTAATTACTTCTTCTGCCATAATTCCTAAAGAAATAAAAGTTGTACATTTTGTTTATTCACACATGTAATCGATTACGGCAGCAAAGTTATCCCAAAATATCTACATGTTTCATAACTCTGTCAAACATTCTTTTAGTGGCTGATTTCCAATGATTTAAGTTGACATAGACTCATGTCAAAAAAGAGAAGCCTCATCAGCTTCTCTTCATTATTCTGTTATTTACCCATAAAATAAGTGATGATGGTTCCAGCAATCGCTATCATATTGATAAATGTTAGCCACGCAAACAACCACTTCTTGCGTTTATAATCTCCTGTCCACCAAACAAAGATATTAAACGAAACGCTCAACATTATAATGATAGCACACTCTACAAATAAAAATGTTACCATATTCATATCGCTTATCCGTGTTGCGATAGGGCTTAGTTCTTGTTTCTTTTCAGTCTTTTCTTGATAAACTCTCTAACATCCCATTTCTTGAAGAAATGAGAATGATCGCCAGCATTCCCCACACTTTCCAGCTCCCCATCAGCGATAGCCCTTCTTAGGGTAGATTCGCTGATATGCGCCTCTTTCTTTACCTGCCCGGCAGTCATATACGGATTCAGCATGAACGGAATCTGTTCACAAAGATTGTCCAGATCGTCATCGCTCATACCGCAAGCCGTAACCTTCTCCCCATTCTTTTGCTGTTCTGCTGCCTTAAAGCAAGCATCGCTCAATGATTTCAATGCCCATCCCAGGGTATCATAATTCAGTACCTTCTTCATAAATCTTCTTTTTTCAATATTATTCCTAAAAATCTCTGTTATTCTCCGATTATCTCCAGCATTCTCTATCAGGAGCAAATCTTTCTGCCCATCTTCGTTTCATTAACAAACATTTTAGCAAAGCTATACAAATAGAATATAGCTGTCACGGCCATGACCGTAAAGCAGGAATCCACCATATCTTTAGTTGTGTACCAATTCCACTCTACAATATGAGCCGCATTGATACCTAAGAAGTATATAAATGGAATGCGATACCGCTGGCACAAGAAGAAAAATCTACTTGCCAGTATCGTCACCATCGGCAGGACGTAAACCATGAAATAAATAAAGATATAGCAAGGCATATTTTCATTATAGGGGATAAACATCTCACGGGGATGCTGAGAGAACTCCCATATTCCATAAGCGTGAAAGCACATAATAATGATAGGCACATACTTACAAAACCATCTGAAAAACTTCAATATTCTTCTGCTATACCGATTACCATGCTTCTTAAGCATATTCATCAGTTCTGCTACATCAATGTCCTTTATCATCCGTTGGACTTCGGCTTCTTGTTCTTGTGTCATAAAAAACCTCCTTTTCTTAGTTGTTGATTACAATTATAGTTCTTAAAGTAAGAATTTGGTGCAAAATTACAACTTTCTGCGCATTTTTATTCATTTTGCGCAATATCTTATAGTTAAACTTTGCTAAAGTAACAATCTGTAAGCAAATTATTTTTGAAAGGCCTCCGATCATACAGATTGCAGCTCATTTGTTATGTACATCTGATATTGATTGACCTATAATATAATAAGGTGTAGCCCTATCAAGAGTTACACCTTATTATATTATATCCACTTGATGACAGTATCACCATGATAACCTTTCTTCCAAACGAACCAAGCATAGCTTACAGCACTGCCTCCTCCGTCCTTCATCCTCTGAAACTCTCCGTTCTTGGCAAAATGACGTTGTCTATTATTGACCAAATTAATTGTTCTTTCTTGTTCATAGCTTTTCAATTATAATTTTAGAAATAGTTTTAGCAAACTCTCTATAAGCTTGCATGTTATTTACTTCATCTTCTTCATTATTAAGAATTATAGCTATTTGGTCGTCATTAGAATAACGAGCTTTAATTATAGCTTTCTTAATATTTTCATAAGATTTATCTTTAGGTGTAACACATAATATTAGTCTATCTACTTGAATACAATCATTGACTGTAACTTTAGATAAATCTAACTTACGTTCTACACACTTGTCACTTGGTTCATAAAACCAATCTGCTACAACATTATTATCATTTAGATAATAACCTGGAGTAGCATAATGTTTGTTTTTGTACTTATACATAATTATAAATCGTATTTAATTGGTAAATCTGTATAACATGTAGCACCTACTGGAATACTATAAATAACTTCTACAGTATCTGGTAAATTTAAATTAGCAACACTCTCTACATCTACTACATCTTGTACTGGCAAATATACTTTAGTGCAGTTATTTTTAAATATATCACCCGGAGTTGTACTGTTTATAAATTTTAATTTATTTTCTGTTGTAGCAGTAGAGCAATATAAATATAATTCTTTAATTGGACAATTATTAATTAAATATATACCAATTGTATTATTTGAATTGACTTCATTTTTGTTGCTATTATAGTTATATTTTTGAAAATTTAAATCATAACTAATATCCATTTTTAATTTATCTATTATAATGCTACTTTTTTCAGTAGTAATACCTCCAAAGTTATTAGCTACAACTATAGACTTATTACCTTTTATAGTTAAATAGCGTCCCTTAGTAAAATTAATTTTACTATCTAATTTATAATAATTTAGTAAATAATAAAATTCATTAGTCTTATCTTCTGTATAAACACCGTTAAATAAAGTTCCATTTGTATACGCAAATTCTTTATTTATAGTTGGGTTTATATAAGCAGAACTTTTATCTATAAAGTAAAGGTTCGAATCGTTATATATTCTAGTTATTGAATTATAATTATCGTTATCTAACTTAATTTTTATAGTACTATAACCATGCCAATAAATATTTACAGCTTTTAAATGTTTATCTGTTTTTACTTTATTTACAAACTCAATTAGTTTTTCATAAAATGTATAAAGCATAATAATATCATTATACCCCCTATAGGATACTTTATTATTAATATCATCTGTATATTTTATACAAACATACATAGTTTGCTTATCATTTTTTGTTATTATTTGTGCATGAAAATTATCATCTTGAACTATTTCACAATCATTATAACTTGTATTAGGTAAATAATTACATATAGGATAATAACCTTCATCTATAATTGTTGTATATACATTTTCATATAACCTAAAGCTACCACCTATAAATGTTTTAGTCGTACACTTATAGTAACTTGGTAATATACTTATATCACCTAAATCACAAATATTTGTTATTATTTTAACGTAATAGCCAGAATAATTACCTTCTGTATGGGTTAGAGTACCAATCTTTAAATAATTAATATTTATAGTAAGATTTGTTTTTTCAAGATAAAGTTTAGAACACTCTATATGTAATGTATCATTATTTATTGTTATGTCACCATTGAAATATATACTATTTAATTCTACAGTATCAATAGTTAAATAACTAAACAAATTAGCCTCTCTTTGACCATTTATACTTAACGAAATACTGCTAAAATCGTCAGCTGTAAGAATACCGCATTCTGATTTAGTTATATAATCTTTATTAGCTATAATTCCTTTACTAAACCACTTTTCAAGAGCGCCACTGTTATTTTTAGATGTAAGAACTATATTTTCATTAACTAATTCTACTTTAAATGTAGTATTACTAGATGATGTAAGACCTGTTTTAAATTGAACAGTAATTACGCCATTAACAATCTCTAAAGGGGCAGTATAATTGTAAATTATATAATGTTCATCCAAATTTGTTTCACCAATAGAACCTATTGCTAACATTGCATCATTTATAGTAATGTCAGTAATTTTTGCTCTATCATAAGTTCCATTAGGAGTTACTATATATTTTTTAGATGTAGACGAAATATCTACTTCACCTATACTAAACCTTGTAGCATATACTAATCTTTGTACTTGTATAGTAATGCCTTTTCTACTAACTTCAGACCCATCATTAGAAGTAAAGATAAAAGTTAATTTTATAGTTCTACTATTTCCTAATTCATTACAAGTTAATGTATTTGTTTCATCATTATAACTATCTGCTGAAGTTAATCCTGACTTAACTACTTTAATTGTTCCTTCTTTTTGTGAAAAGACAACAGGAGTATATACATAACTACCATCTTCTTTTACAGTAGTAGGACCGCTTACAAATATAGAAGTAGGAGCTATAATCCAAAGTTCATTATTTGGTGAAAAACAATTAGAACCATAAATTTCTACAATCTTATTAACTTGCTCATCAGTAACGGAATCTAAAGTGATTTTTCCTTTAAGACTTAATGTACCTCCAGCAGTTTTAATTTCTCCTAATTTAATTATTTCAGCAGCAGTACATTTCCAATTAATATTATCAAGCACAATATTATTCTTATTAGTAAATGAAGTATGGTATGCTAACCAACTATTTACTATATCTTTTGAAGCTGTAAGATTAGGACAATCAGTAATATTAATACTTGCTATATTTTCATAATTCAAATACTTCAAACCTGAAACAGTAAGATTAGGGAGATTATGGAAATTAAGAGCATTGAATTTTTGACTAAATTCAATAGTACTAATTTGAGAACCTTCATCAAATTCTACATTACTAATATTAGTTCCATTAATTTTAAGAGTCTCAATACTATACAAACCAGTTAAATCTAAAGACGTAAAACCTCTATAATTAGTAAGGTCTAAAGTTTTAAGATTAACTAATTTCTTAATACCGGAAATTTCACTTACTACTTCATTGTTATTAGTAGTGCTACCACAAATCAATTTTGTAAACTTAGTACAATTTACACTAGCTGTAACTGTTAATTGATTAATTCTATTAGCACAAGCAGATACATCTATAGCGTCTAATTCAGTAACACCATAAATACGTACAGGGTCACCAAGATTAAGAACTCTAGGTGTACTAAAAGTATGGGATTCTCCATTAAGAAGTTCAATACCTGATTCTGTTACAAGCTCATTTATACCATAACCATAGTAAAGTTTATTTGCAGCAGTAATAGTAAAACTTTGATTAGCTGGAGTATCATTAATAAACTTAATTTCAAATACATTCGACTTAAAGGCTCCTGATACAAACTTACTATCATAGAGATTAAATCTTCTTTGTAGCCAGAACTTACGATGCGTACTTCTAGAACCTTGAAGCATAAACAAATTATTTACTCCATTTCTAGTATAAGGATTCAAATACTTATAAGTAGCATCGTAATTATATACTCTTTGAGACCAAGCTCCAGCTTGTTTATTATCAAACATATCAATTACATCTGCATACTTTAAACCTGCAATATAAAGAGCAATATCTACTTTCTGAACTATAGCCATAAATTCATCATCTTGCTCCAACATATTCCAAAGTACACACTCGTGACCTGCGTAAATATAAGCACCATCAACACCTTTAGTATTTCTATCTACATCCCAAGGTGCTTCAAGATTACCAGTATTTACAAGACCATTAACTGTATCATTATCATAATTAATATAGAAATAATGTTGTCCATCTTCTGTTGTAAGCATAGCGTTCTTTACGGTTTGGTCAACAGCACCAAAACGCATAAGATAAACATAATAAGCTGCTACTTTATAAACATCAAGATGCTCCCATTTATCTCTCTTAAATGAAGTAAGTTTACCATTACTTCCAGTAACCCAAGTACAGAAATTTTTAAGATTAGAAACTTCTGTATTACCATCAGGATAACGACCTTCAAAAGCAGTATCCCAAGCTTTATCAAAATTATCAACTGTTTTAAATAATGCAATAGGGTCGCCATTATTCAATACTTCCCAACATTCTACTTTACTATTGTCAAAACCTGGAATATCTCTAAATCCATATACTGACTCTGTAGACTTATCATTATTGAAATTATACTTTCCAATAAACACAAGTTCAGAATCATCATCTAATTTATAGAATAAGTTAATTGGGAAACCATCAACTGTTGTACGAACATCATACTTATAGTTATTACTTAATGCTGCAACTTGAGCTTTAGTTCTAAGTTTATGCTCACCATCAATTACAGCATCATACATTACCTTATTCCAAAGTCTAGCAATACCAGTATTATGAGTACCAGAAGATTCTGCATAATCTGCTTTTAGACACCAAACATCTACAGGTTGTGCATTATCTTTAAAGGCATATAATTTATCTTCTACTTTATTTCCTTGATAATCATATACTTCAGTATCATCTACTTGATTTGTATAGAGTCTAAAATTCTTCTTAGGATAAGACATAGAAGAAGTTCCTTGTGGTCTCATAGCAGCACCTTTCATTGTGAAAGACTTTGTAGGGTCTTGCATATTAATATAATTGACATCTACAATAATTTGCTCTTTCTTATTACTAGTATTTTCAAGAACTGGAATATTACCAGTAACAATCATAACAGGGCATTGAGCTGCAAGTTTTTCAGTATCAAAAGTTGTACCATCAGAACTAAGAATATTATTCTTATTATATAACTTAGTCATATCAGAAGTACTATCTTGATACAAAATATAATTATTAAGAACTTGGTCAGAATTTAAAGGAACATTATATATTCTAATCTGCTTAATATCTAACTTAGCTTTATCAGTAGCAGCAAACGTTAATTGTTCATTACTTCTAATGTAATCAGAAGCTATTACATTTACAGCTGCACTTAAATTACCATTAGTATAAATAAACAACAAACCTTTATTTGTAGAACCTTCACGTCTATTAATAACAACGTCAAATTTTACAAATTCCTCACTATTATAAGAAACCTTTATAGTTTTACCTGCTTCTGTTGTAACGATAATATTAGATGCAGTAATTTTAATTCCAGCACCATCTGTAGTCAAATTACAAAGAACTACATCATCATCAAAAACAGAAGTACTTTTAATAGCAAATTCAAAAGTCTTACCGGTCTTCATTGCATCCTCTTTAAGAGGAGTAATATCGAAAGCTACCTTATTTCCTGCATTAAGTTTAAGAACATTATCTACCCAACCAGATGTAGCATTCCAATTAAAACCAGTGAGAGTTCCAGTATAGTTACCGTACTTATATACATCTCTATCACTAGATGTATTACTCTTACCTTTAGCGTCAAAGTTGAAATCAAGTCCATTTGTAATTTCAGCAATACTAATATTAGAATCTTTTATTTCCAACGGAATAACTCTAGCAGCATCATCTGTAATAAACTTAACATCTTTAACTTTGTTGTTATATACAAGGAAACTTGTTACATTCTTTTTATTATTAGTACTATCTACAGTACTATAAACTTGGTCATCAAGCTTAATTGTAACATTCAACTTAGCCAAATTCTTAGGACTATATGTTCCAAATGTTACATTATAAGGAACAAATTGTTCTATATTGTAAAATTTCAGAGGATTATCGCTATCTACAATATGCTTATCTCTTGGAATAATACAACTTAATGCTAAAATTGATGTTGTACTAGTTCCATCGTAAACAATAGCTTCAACATAATGAGTATCAGAATAAATCTTTTCTCCATTAGCTACAGTATATACTCGATATTGAATAGAATGAACACCTTGAGACATACCAGTACAATCTATATATTTTGTACGAGTAGAAGAAGTCTCAGTAATTTCATCTTCATCCTTAATGAAATCTTGTTTAACTCCATCAATATACCACTCTACATACTTAATACCATAACCACTTACAGTATATGGAACTTCAATAATAGTATTTCCTTTTGTAAGGTCAGCTACTTGGCTAGGATTATAATCGCTAACTATAGACAAATTAATAACTTGATAAGTTACAGTCATAGTAGTTGAAGCCAAACTTTCATTACCAGTTATAGCAATATTAATTGTTGTTGTTCCTTCAGTAAGCCAATCATCAACATTTTTAATTACGGTTGTACCAGATGTATATTTTTCTGTATACACTTTCTTATCTAAACCTTTAGAAATTGTATATACACAAGTTACACCTTCACCAGTACTATTACCTGATTTATTAACTATATCAAAATTAAACTTAATAATATTATTCTTATCTGTAGTAAAAATAATATTACTAATATTAGTAAGTAACTCAATTTTTGCAGTATAATTAAATGGAGCATCAAATCTACCAATAATTAAATCTGTCTTTGTATTATCTGCAAGATACTCATCACAAGTCTCTTTAGAAGCAAAACAAAGATAAATTGAATTTTTAGCATCATAATACAATTTACCTACTTTAGAGTTAAGTTGTGCTTTAATGAATTTCTGCACAGCCTCACCACTAAATCCTCTTTTAAGAGAATCATTAACATCTTGACCCCAATCTTCATTTATATTTTGTATGTCATTAGGAGAATACTTTGTCTTAGCCATGTTATTATATTTTAATTATTTATTACGATAAACATCTTGATTTTTCCAAGGATATTTATTTATCCAAACTCCAGCCCCAAAACAAGAGCTAATTGCACTCCAAACTAGTTTCGTACCTTGATATACTGCTGCTATAATCCTGCCCTTGGCTAGTATTATAGCGATGTCATGCCCAAATGCTCGAATCATACCTATTCCTCCTCGTAAACAAAATAGATCTTGCTTTCGTCCTTGTTGATGGAATTATATTCATTCTCTCCGAGGACGACAAGTCTGTTTTCTAAGTCACTGAGTTTGTCACTCACTGCTTTCTGAGACATTACCTTATCCTCAGACTTTCCTAGTTTCTGAGCCACTTCCAGCAAGGTTGTGTTTACCCAGCTGCTGCCATTCTCAGAATAGAGCACATTGATGCCCTGAGGAACTACGAGATTATCAAAGTTCTTATACGTACCAGCTACGGTCGCAAAATAATACATCTTGGCACCGATAACCTTTGCTGGCACAGTGTCAAGACTAGCCACGCCCATATACGTGGCACCTCTTATGAGTTTAAACTTCTCAATAAGACTCGTTATCAACTCATCCCAATAACTATCTCTCTCGGCATTCACACACCAAGTGCCTCTGGGCGCATTCCAGTAATGTGCCCAGCCTTCTATCACCACAAAGTCGCCAGCAACACCTCCTGTAGGGAACTTCTTGTTCACCTCATAGATGCTGCCAAAATCACCCTTGTAGTGAGGACTTGTTTTATCTATATCGTTAGCCATAAAATATTATATTTGAGATAATTGGTTATACTTTTCTGCCAGTTCGCTTTCCTTCTTACTTACAAGGAAGATTGAAACGGCACGATAGATAAGATATTTCTTGCATTCATCTGTCAGGGAAAGGATGACCTTCTGGTCGGTCACTTCGTTTTCATGCCCAGTATCAGTAGAATACACATCCTCTAACTTTTGATAAGGGATATACGTGAACAGTTCAACCTCATGATCATATACAGCTCCAACAGGTGCATGGTTGGCATCATACCTTCCGGCAGTCCAGTACATCAGCACTCGCTTTCCTGTAGTTGGCGATGTGGTAATCATGCCCTTTGGTTTCTGTGGCGTTCCCCTGGTCCACCGGGAGGCTTGCATCTGAGCCTCCTTGCTGCCCGGTTCCATCAGCATAGTCAGCGTGCTTTGCCAACTTTTCAGTTTCAGTTCTACCAATCTCAGCCAGTCTTCAGGAATTGTCAGGCATCCATGACCATCTGTAAACTGGGTTTGGATGGCATCATAATCCTGCTTGCCGCTTTCGTTCAGCGAAACTTCCACCCTTTTGGGGAGAATCATCTGTGCCGGTGCTTGCAGCAAAATCTGTTGTGCTGCCGTTTCAATGGCTTGCTTCATTTCCGTGTCCGAATCATCCGTAATGATGTCATTCACCTCATCATGGATCACTTCGTCCATAGCTATGCGCATTTCCTTCACAAGGTCACTCATAAGAACTTCCATAAGCAAGAAACCTATTATAAATTATAAACTACAAACTAAAACTCAATCACCACGCCCAGCTCTTTAGCCTTGGACTTTACCATCTCAGGTGATTTCAGTTTCCTTACATCTACCTTATATGTCTTCTGGAGATAATTTTTTGCCTTAGTGATATTCTCGAAATGAAGGGCATTCTCGTCCTTCACCTGCTCTTCTTTTTGTTGCTGAATCTGCTCCACTTCCGGCTGGCTCTCATCAATAATGCGTCCAGCCTTCGTAAGAGGGTGCTTCCTGATACACTCTGCCACCTGCTTACTATCCGTAATATAGGAATAGGCATCGTTGCTGCACCGCTCAAACTCAATGTTCTTGATCAGTCCGCTCGGCAGAGTCACAACAAAGATGAGCATACTCTTAGCTACAAATCTATACATATCTATTTGTGTTTATGGTGAAGGGATAGCGAGGCTGCATTAGCCTCAACTATCCCCTAGATTGATATATGTAGAAAACTATCAGTTTCCTATACGATGATTACGCTGCCTCCAAAATCTGCTCATCTGTAACACCATCACCAGTGAAGACTGGTCGGGCTACACGCGCATGAGCATCAGGGAAGGTCAGTACCCAGCAGCTATACTCCTCCATCACAACACCTGCAGTGTTACGAATCAAGAGATCCTTTGCGTTAAACTCGTTTCTGCTCCATACACCGAATACGTATTTGTCAAGATAACGTGCATCCAGCAAGAACGCTCTACCGTCCATACCCCAGGAGTTAAAAGCATCGTGACGATAAATCAGAATCTTTGTACCCATGCTTTCGAACTTCTCAAAATCAAGTTTCCAACCCTGATAGTCCTTTTCGGTCTGGGTAATGATACGCTTGTTAGAGCGAAGGTTAGCAAATGCCTGATAGATCAAGTTGTCAACGAAGAGAAGTTTGGTACGGCTGGAGTTACCAGCACCCTTCAATACTGCTGCAATAAAAGCAGAAAGTTCCTTCTCGCTGATCACATACTCATATACTGTTTTTTCCTGCTCTACAGTTTCGCCATCGGTACCACCTGGCTTAGGTACTTTTACCTTTGCCTTAACAATTTCACCATTCTCATCTTTCTTGACAGCCCAATGGCCAATTTGCAAGTCCTTGCCTGCTTCCCAGTAAATACCGCCCATGGTATAGGTCAAGCCAACTTTCTCGCCACCATTCGACATGCTCTTTACACCGAAAAGACCACTTCGCTCCTGGCCATAACGCATATCGTCCATAGCCATTTTTTCCTGTCGTGTGAAGTCCCATTTTACCTGAGTCTTACTCATACGGTTGATAAGTGACTCCTCAACCTGCATGATAAATCGCTGGCAATACTGGAAGCTCTTATCTGGCATAGAGTAATAACTACCAGTTTCAACCTCTTTCTCACCTGCGGCTCTTCCGAGGCGCATCAGAGTTGTACCTACCGGAATATTGTCTTCAAAGTCACGGTTGCCGCGCGAAGGGTTTTTCTTTCCATTCAGAGCGTAGGCAATAGGGTTATTGTCATTATCATGGCTGATAACACGGAACTGAAGAGGAATCAAAGTACTCTTGTTGGTACCTGTCTCATCATAGCCATAGATGCCATCTACCATAATAACATCACCATTATCGAAAGCTGCCGGATTCTCCACGATGAAAGTTACAGAATTACCATTGGTCTGCTTATTAACCTGAGTAGTAAGTTTTGACATGATAGGCTTCTGACCGATAGAATAGTATTCTACTCGAACAGAGTCGATAGGAGTCATCTTCTTGGATGCACGTAAAATCTGATCAATAGGACAACTCTCCAGTTTCATTTCTACAACTGTCGGGTTAACATGAGCTACATAGTAATCCCAGTTACCCATAGCTTCCTGCTGCTCCTGGCTACCACCCTGCCACTGAGGACCAGAGCCACCTACACCGGGACCATCCAAAGGACCTGTCGCACCACCGCCACCTGCACCAGCAGGAATACCACCACCTGGTACAGGTGGAGCCGTTTCAGCCATTGCATAAGAACTTCCACCACTAAGAATCATGACAAGCACCGCCATCATGAAACCAAACCATTTCTTAAACTGTTTCATAATCTATACATTTAAAATTATTAATTATAAATTTCTAATTCTACATTCCAATCATCTTGCTGTACACCTGTTCAGTACGGCTCTTCTCTTTTGGGAGTGAAGGAGCACCACCGCCACCATCAATGTTGATGTTCTTCTTACCACCTTGTTTCCCATCGTGAAGCTGCCTCTGCTGGTCTATCTTCTCGTTCTTTCCACGCTTATAGCCTCGCTCTTCTGCATCAGCCACAGCCTTGTCGAAGTCCTTGATTTGAAAGAGGCGCAAGAAGTCTTCCTTCTTCAAGCCATACCGAGCTGCACGCCATACGAAACCATCATCATCATGATCCTCGCCATCATCGCTACGCTTGTAAAGCCATTCTATCAAGTCGGTAATCGCCTCAGGCTTCAACTTCGCTTCTTTAATGGCTGCATCAAGTTCGGCATCTTCTTGCTCCATATTGGCTGCAAGTTGCTCATTGTCCTTTGCTAGCTTCTCGCTGGCTTCAAGTTTCTCTTTTTCACTAGCCTTCAAACGAGCCTTAGCCTTCTCGTCACCATTGATGGCATCAACATAGTCCTGACCCAACTCATCAATCATGAAATCGATAAAATTGAAGTCGCTGCCATCGGCATTTTTCTTGGTCACAAGACCTGTCACCAGACTTGGAGCATGAGGGTTTTCCTGCAACATTTTGTTGAAGTCATCCATTTTCTGCTTATTCTGGTCATACTGGTCGTAATCGGTCGAAAGTTGACCATAAACAGCCTCATCATCGTCCATATTCAAGTCCGGATAACGCTGAGCAAGACGCTCTCTGAAAGAATCTCGCTTTGACTTAACATTCTGATTATCAATAGTTTCTTTTGCCATAAATATTCATTTTTAATATTTGTGTGCTAAATTAAGGAAAATTTCGCATTACTTTGTGATAAGTTCTGCATCTTGATGAATTAATTTTGCTGGTATGAAACATCTAAATTCCATATCCGAAATTTACCTTAAAAGAGATCAAGAAATGTATCTGCTCTTTCGTAAGGCCAAGAGGATGGTAGAATATCCTACCACCATGGCTAAGATATGCGATTACATCGCCAAGATGCCTGCCTCTTGCTATTATCTCGCCGATAGCACAGCCTATCGGTATGTATGTAAACGCATCAAGGGGGAAAAGCCTAAATTCGGCAAATACCAAGCCATGAAAGAAAAACTCTTTGAAGATTTCTATCAGGATTTCTTGCGTCTCCGACAGATGGATCAATACAAGGAATACAATACCAAAAATCTTGTGTATGTATGCCTGAATCTTCCTGCGCCCAATTTGGGTATGGCTCCACGCTACATACAGATGAAAATAAACAATTATTTCCGCAATAAGAAAACATCATTCATAACTCGATAAATCACTTCCATTATGCGTACATTATATATTACACTTCTCATCATCCTCCTGATGGCTTTCATCATTCCGCTTCATGCCTCGCTGGCTGTGTCTCCATCATCGCCATTATACACCCATTTCGCCTATATGTTCGGTCATGCCAACTTTATACACTGGGGTATCAACGGATGGTGCATATTGATGGTTCATCATCAGTTTCGCTTTCATCGCCTACTGGCTGCATGGCTCTGCTCCGTGTTGCTATCGTTCGTATACTATCCGGCATTACCTGTATTGGGTGCATCCGTATTGATTTCTTTCTTCATGGGATTCTCAGCGCAATGGTATTATCGGTATCACCGCATCTACTTCTGGCAAATGATGCTCGGTATGGCTATAGGTTTCCTCCTCCCTTACATAGCTGGTATCTTCCACATAGTCCTATTCTGTTTAGGTTTCATCTATGCCAAGGCAGAGAGATTTATCCGACATGCCAACACACTTAACATTTAACATTCAACACTTAACATTATTATATATAACGAATGCCTGTAGCAAAATCCTCCTTAAAGGTTCGACCTCAGCAGCAGATTTCTGATAAGAAACTCAAAGAGATTCTTGAAGAAGATAAGAGAAGACTCCAAAGTCTCCTCGCTACTTATCGTCCCATTACAGGAGAGAATGCCCCTGGTCTCCGCTTTGAATGTGTCATCTCGGATTTCTTAAAGGGAAAGAAACTCTGGCTCCCGGTGGAAATGTTGAAGGAAAAGAAGTTCTGTGCAATCATCAAATGTGGTTCTATAGAGGCCTTTTGCGATAAGTACATGCCAGACTTCGACCAAGAGAAGGCTCGTGATGCTGTCTTCCGGTATCTCATCCGCCTGCGCTGTAAGCACGATTTCTATTTCTTCGCCTACGCCTATGCCCGAATCAAGAATAAGGATGGTGGCGAGGATATACCTTTTCTTCTTCGCAATGCCCAGATCAAACTAGCCAAGGTCTTCGAACAGTTACGCCTTCACAGTCAGTACCACTATATCCGTGTCATTCTCTTGAAGTGCCGCCAATGGGGTGGTTCTACCCTCACCGACATCTACATGGCTTGGCTGCAGATCTTCTGGAAGACAAACTGGAATAGTAATATCGTTGGCCACCAGTCTTCATCTGCCACACAGGTATTCGATATGTACGAGAAGCTAATTAATGCCATTCCGACATGGCTCTTCTACGATATTGGTGTACCATTCAAGAACGACCCTCGCAAAATCAAGACATCAGGAACCATACAGAATATCAAGTATCTCATTCCACGCGATTGCAAGATACAGACTGGTTCTGCCCGTAACCCAGAATCTTGTCGTTCTGGTGATGCTGCCCTTGCTCATATTACAGAGGAAGCCTTCTTCCCTAACACCACAGAGTGGACTCCGGCTAAGGTGATCAAGGCTGCATCATCATCTATTCAGCCAGATCCTTTAACATTCATCGTCAGAGAGTCAACGCCTAACGGACGAGAAAACGAGTTCCACGACGCTTGGGTAGCCGCAAATTCAGTAGACAAAGACGGAAAACCACTGTCAGCATTTACTCCTGTCTTCGTGGCATGGTTCGAAATTGAAAAATATATATTGCCATTTGCTTCTGAGGATGAACGTGCCGATTTCGCCATCTGGCTGTGGAAGAATCGCAATGACGAGCAAGGTCATGGTAAGTACTATTGGTGGCTCTACGAATGTAAAGGCGCATCTTTCGAGGGCATCCATTGGTATATTGAGAAGTCCAAGGAGTATGAGACTCTTGACGATATGCGTCAGGAGTTCCCTTCTGATGATGTTGAAGCCTTCCTATTCTCAGGTACAACTGTCTTCGACCCATACAAGTTGAAGGAAATGGAAGAGGACTGCAAGGGTATTGAGCCTATCATGGTGGGTGACATTGAAGGTGACTCTTATGATGCTGCCGATGATGCTTGCATGAACAATATCCGCTTCATCGAGCGTTCAGGCGGACCATTGAAGGTGTGGGCTGGACCAGACAACTCAGAGATTGTCAGACATCGGTATATCGTTGCCTGCGATATTGGTGGTTCTCATAAAACCTCCGACTTCTCTGATATAGTAGTCCTCGACCGCTATGATGAAATCTATGGTGGTGTACCAGAAATCGTAGCTGAGTGGCATGGCCACTGCGATGCCGATCAGTTAGCTATGCGCTGCGCCCAGATAGCCCATTTCTATAATGATGCTTATCTGGTCATCGAGAACAATACTGCCTACTCGCGCATGAACAATACTGAGGGTAATCAGTCAGAGTTGTTCTTCCCTATCCTTCTGCCTCTATACGATAATCTCTATAGCGCATCACAGAGCAAACTGAAGAAGGTGAAGAATATCGAAATGAAATGGGGATTCAACACCAACAAGGCAACCAAGGTGGCCGTAGTGAAGACCATGGCTCGCATCATCCGTGATGGTGGCTATATGGAACGAGAACTTGCGGCAATAGACGAATGTACCTATTTCCTCTATTACAAGCAGAACGACTGTTATGGAGCCGTAGCCGGAAAGCATGATGACCGTGTCATGGCCAGAGCCATAGCCCTCTACGTAGAGAAGGATATGCCAGCACCGGAAATCGTTCCATTCCGTTCAAAGTCAGAGATAGAACGTGAACGTCTCCGCAACCGCCCTCCAGTAGTAGCTGAGTTGTCAGGCATAGGTGGTGGCAGCTAGCCTCTATCTAGCCAGCAGCATGATACGCCCCTGTATAGTCACCGTTCCAGGCGATTCTATCGCCTGTCCATATAAGTTAATAATTAAAAGTAAAAAGAAAAATGAAACAAAGTTATTCAAACCTGCTGCGTAAGATGCTCATAGCCATCTACCAGCCTATCGTCACTCGTATCGAACTCTTCCGTGCCACACGCATGTGGCAAAAAGGAGTCAAGGCAACCATTGACAAGTATAAAGAATGTGGTGCGCCTCGCTTCTACATGCTCTACGACCAGTCGCATAAAGATTGGGCGATTATGACTTACGATCCTAACCGCAAGTGCATGCTCGCATATCGAAGATTAGTCCAGATGGGCAAGTGGAAAGCCACTCGCTATTTCAAGAACGTAGAAGACATCAAGGCTGCCTCCTACTACTACACTCCTTCCAAGTGGGGAGCCATCGGATGCGATGCCGACAACAAGGTTAGGGCCAAGAAGTTGAAACAATGGCAAGAATACTACATGTACCGAGTTTCTACCCTGATGTTTAAGTTACGCATATACAAGAAGAAACATGGTATTGACTAAACAAAAAGAAGAGGAGGCCATCACGGCTTCCTCTTCACAATCTAACAACCTTAAAAACTAATAAACCTAAAAAAATAAAATAATCTAATCTAAGAACCGAACAACATTTCGTTCAATATTATAAATTAACTAAGAACTTCTTTTCTACATAGCTGCCGAAGGAAGAGCTGCCAAATCAGTTGCTCCATCACTGGAATCCTTCAGGTGCGTATCTGGTGCTGCAGTCTGCTGTCCTCCGTCAGAAGGCATCTGTCCATTGGCTGCTTGCTGTGCCTGAAGAGCTTCTAGCTTTTCTAGTTGCTCCTTGAAGTATTTCCTCATTCTTCCTGTACCAGGGAAGTTAGCTACCGTAAGCATCGTATATGGGTCCATCTTGCCGCTCACCATCATCTGCCAAGCCATATCTTTGTTGGCATCTCTGATAAGTGGGCTGTATGCATCCAAGTCGATAGAAACATCTAGATCCATATCTCTCATGGTCTCTGAATTGAAGTGAATTTCAAATTCATCACCTGTCAGTTTCACGCTGTCAGCATCAGTACAAAATTCCTGTATCAGGTAAAGTTTCTTCTTGGCAACCCGTACCTTAAAGTTATTGAAACTCTCAACAAAGTCCTGTATGGTGGTAGATGATGATTCTCTTTCCAACTGATATTGCTTACCGCTGGTATTCCGGTGCTGGCCTTGAAGAGCACCCTGCACACCACTTCCCTCGCTCGCCATCGTCTTGGCAAAGTTCACCATGAAGTCAACACCTGCCGGAATACTCTTGTTGACCAGTGTCTGAGGTGGTTTACCTCCATTCTTCGAGTTCCACAAGATAATACTATCTGTTTTGGTATAGTTCACCTGCATTTCATCGATGCTCTGTTTCTCGCTCAATGCGTTCTCGTCCACAAGCATCGTTCCCTTGGCACCATTCGCTACAATGAAGTTGATCATCATCATATAATGGTTCAAGGTGCGCTGGTTGTTCTCGGCACGCATAGAGAAACTTCTTATCTCACCATTCAGGCAAGGATAAGCCGCGAAGGTATATGGCATGATAGAAGTTCTGAAACCGTCTCTCAGCACATAGTAGGGCGATTCCCTGGCATCCAGCAGATAGCCATTCGGGGTAAGGTATCTTCTGAACCAATAGGTCTCAGCCTCATCCTTAATTTCGATAGTCTTAAGTTCAGAAGGGTCTACATAGTAGATAGGCTCACCATTCTCATCGAGCATAGGTAGGCCATTCTCATCTTTCATGATGTTGGATTCCTCTATCTTGCGTTTCTTCTCCTCATAGAAGGCACGCTGGTCAGGAGAGGCATAGCCGCAATCTCCACTCTCCCAGTCATGTACCCAAATGGCTGGTCTGGTTTCTTTTGTCCAGATTTCCAATACCCGGTACTTGCCTACTACTGAAGAATGGGTGAAATCATCTATTCCGGCATACTGGGCTTCACCAGTCGGGTGATAAGTCTGTTCGGGCGCAAAATGGTGCTGCGTCTGTAGATAGATCTCACTGAGTTTATTAGCCTCTTCCTTGCTTCCATTTGTAAAGGTAGCAATAATCTCACGCCAAGTCAAATCATGAGCCTCAGCAATAAATTCCACATCGCTCAGGTCATACTTAAAGAAAGGTGGTAAAGCTAGCTTAAAGATGTCTACAGAATAGTCAAAGATACCATTCTTGCCATCCCTTCTGCCATAATAGGTTTTCATGCCCACAAAGGCGAAGACACAGAAGGCGTAAAACATTCTCGCGTCTAACTCTTGCCTGTCGTTCAAGTTGTCGTTCTGACGAAGATATTCATTGAAGAAACTGATATAGTCTTCCTCGTTTGGATCCACGGCACTACATGTAGCAGTACTGCGCTGCTGGCGCACAAGACCTACGAGCGAAAGAAGTTTGTCTCCGATTACATCGTATTCCAGTATTGGCATACCTTTCAGTTCCATATACTGCCGGATGGTAATCTTTCTTCCGTTCCACTCTATCAGCTCTTCCAACTGCCTTCCCATCACGAAGTCTTGCGCTCGCTTCCACTTCTTTCTCAGTTCTGCACCATCATAGAAGTATTGGCAAGCCCATTGCAGCAACAGAAGATTGCTTTCGCTCTGCGTAAACCGTTCCCGGCTCACTCCTTCAAGTGAGTCTGGTCCCGGCTCTGCATAGTTCGATATGTCATTTATTACATGATTGTCAACCATAATTCTTAATTTTTCGCCAAAAATACCGCATTTTTCTCGCTTATTAGTGATAAGTTGCGCAACTTAACATTACTTTTCCATCATTTCCTAGTATTTTTGTTCCGCATTTCATTTAAAAACGTTTTTAAGTATGAGTAAATCAATCAATGTTCACGAAGCCTGCGTCATCACAAAAGACGATAAAGGCAACCTCTCCCTGGTAGGCAAGGCTAAAGAAGCCCTCACCACCTTGAAGAAGAATAAGGTTTCCGTCTGCATTCTCCTTTGCGACAACAAGAAGGAGGATGTGGAGAAGTTTCTTAATGACAATAACGTGCCTTTCGCCTCTATCAGTACCAAGGAGGAGACCGATAAGGATGGCAACACCAAGCGTGTTGATCCACCAAAGGCAGATGTAACCATCATGCCAAGTTCCAAGGTCATCACTCTTCGAGACGATTGGCAGTGGTGTTTGGATGATATTGCCCAACGTCTCTGGGGCGAGAAAAAGAAGGAGAATCCGAAGAGTGAGCAGCAGCGCATGGATGACAGCATGGCTGATTACATACGCTGGGCATCACCAAAGAAAAAGGAACCAGAGAATGCATCTGGTACTTCTCTCGGATAACATCGCTCCAATGTCTTCAACTTTAAACACACAAATGATTCATTAATCATAACTATTATAAATTTATTTGGATTTAGATTTTTTATAACTATCAAAAAGGGACTCGCTGTGAAGCAAGTCCCTTTTTCTATGTGTGGAAATATTGAACATTTCCTAGAATGAAGTAGCCCGAAGGCTACTCCATTCCGTTCAACGTTTTAAGCAGCTCCTTTCTGGTATTCCGAATCTCTACCAGTTTGGCTGCATCGTTTGTACCATCCATTTGCTTCTTAGCCTTATTCATCTTCCTCTTGGCAGCAGAGATAGCCTTTCTGGTCGCAAACAGTCGCTTGTTGGTCTTACTGTTCTTAAAGGCATTTGCCTTCACCTTATCAACATCCTTCAAACGCTGATACTCCTGATAAGTCTCCATGGTTCCGTTCCAGACGTTCTGTATTCTCCAGTCCTCCGTCACGTCCTCTGCCTTAGCCTTCAACAGGTACTTGCTTTCAGCCTTCTCCATTTCCTTCAAGTCTTCATCACCGTTCAGATAACCCTGCACCATGTCCAGAGCCTCCTTCTGGGTGAAAGCCTTGTAATCACTCTGCGAGAGGAATTTCTTCATCTTCTGGCGCATTTTCTTCTTTTCCGTGATACTCTTGGCTGCATCAAAGCGTTTACTAGCCTCCTGTAAGGAAGTCACTCCATCGCTCATTTCTGCACTCTCCAGTGCCTTCACCGAACCGATGGCAGCCTTAATCTGAGCCTCAGGATCAATACCATTGCGCTGGCAGCTCTGATAGGTCATCACCACACCTTCCATGTCACCGCTAAGGATAAAGTCCTTGAAGTAACTCTGAGCCTTCCATGAAGAGAAACCCTTGCTGGAAGGGAAGAAGAAATCCACAGCCTTGAACTCCTTGTTCTCCTGACTAGGAATCAGGAAAGGTGCCCAGTACAAAGCATCCTTATAAAGCAATCCGATGGTCTTGCCATACTTGCGCTGAATCTCTTGATCCGCATGGCTGGCTTGGAAATCGCTCAGATAGTTTATATCATCCAAGGTCATTCTCACCATAGGGTTAGCCTTACCTATCATTCGCTGTACCATAGGTCCAGGGAACTCTAGTTCTCCCTTATGATTGAAAAGGTATTCCGGAACCTCACGGAACTGCTTGCCATGTCTCACATACATTTCTGTACCATCTTCATATCTGCCTAAGAAAATCTTGCTCTGCTGACCAAGACTGTTGCCTCTCATCAGATAGTCATACCATTTCATGCCCTCGTCACCATAAGCCAGTTCATACATGCTCTTATAGCTTGGGTTGGTCTTCCTGATCTTCTCAGCCTTTTTGCGCTCCTTCTCCTCGTCCATGGCACGGAAGGCAGCATTGATGCCATTGGCAATACCCTCATAAAATACCATGAATCCGATACCATAACAGAGCAAAGCCGAAATCTGTCTACTTCTTCTGCCTTCATCCTCCGGTATAAGTTCCTTATGTTTGAGCCTCTTGTAATACTGTTTGAAGTTTTCAAAGGTGGCCTCATTCCATATAGAACCATATCCGGTTAATGCCAGGAAGTGACGTGTGGTAGAAGCATTCCAGTCTGGCGAAAGAAGAACTCGTCCGGCATAACGCAAAGTTCGATGGCTGGCTCCCAACACATCCCAGTGCTGACCGCCAAACATATCGTTCACAAACTGTCCGTCCTCGTCCAAAGCCCGGCTCAGTTCCTCCTCAGTCCAACCCTTCTTCTTGGCACGCTCTTTGGTCTTGTCTGCCCTCATACGATAGGTAGCAAGTTTCAGTCCGTCATGAAGGTAATCCCACAAAGCTACATCCATACCCTTATTGATGAGAGAAAGCATCTGCGTTGCCACCTTCAATGGCATAGAAGCCTTAGCCACCGTTCCGGAAATTTTATTTCCGTCCTTCAACTTCTCCTGCACCTTCATCATCGCATCGCGCATATTGTCGAACATGTTCTGCACATCCGCTGCAGCATAGTCGTTGGTTGCTCCGAACTTCACCAGATGGGAAGCAGCCTCTTGAAAATCCTCAGGATTGGCAAAGCAAGGTAGTTCATGGTTCTTGGCTGTATCTGCAAAGATATACTTCATAAAGTTGGCCATAGCCTTCTTAGGACCAAACTCCACCATATTCTGTACCATATAAACCTCCGTCAATGCGCCAGCATGGAAACCACTAAAGCCCAATTCCAGTTTCTTGGCACTAGAAGCAAGCGTATCAAACGTTTTCCAGAATGGGGATGACTGATAGGTATCAAACACAACACCAAATCTGTCACCGGCACTAGCCTCACTATAGATCACCTTTTCGTTGTCAGTGATAGGATTTTTAACCTTCACTTGCTTTGGAGATACATTATACACCCACACAGGTCCCACGCCCGGAATCTCAAAGTACTTATACTGCTCCAGGTTAAAAGGAGCCGAAGAAGAAAGCAGCGGATCAGTAGAAACCACCTCTCCGTCCTCATTCCGCTCTATCACGTTCAGACCGCTCAACTCCTGCAGCATCGTCTTGTTTACCCAAGCCTCGATATTACTTCGGCTGTAGTAAGCCATCATCTTCGTGATGTCGGTAGTTTTTGGCACAAGTCCCACGCTGATACCCTCCATCAATGTACTGATGGTTCGCTTCTTCTCGTTCGGACTCTTGGTGCGCTGTCTGTTCTCCACATACAGGGCATAAGCCTGCTTGTCGCTCTTCTCTTTATCCCAGATATGGTTTACATAGTCGGCATTATATCCGGTGTCCTCTCTTAAGGTGTGATTATCCCTCAACCAGTCGTAGGTATAGTTATACCAGTCTCTGATAGAATCAAGAGCAGCCTTCATTTCAGGCGAGAGATTCTTGTAATCGATACCCTTAGGCACAATCTGAAGCTTCACCAGTGGCAATACATGCTCGCTCAGAATATCTGAACCATCAATAGGTACAAAACCTTCCTCGCCCTGGTGATTGGCATTAATTGCCTGAGCCATTTTGCTTGCCACCTCGCTCACAGCCTTAGGATCATCGTATACCTCTATCTCCTTGCCTTTTTTAATCTCTGTATGCTTCTTTGCTGTCTCGGTAATCAAGTCTGTCACGTATGGCTGGATAGCCTCAACATCAGCAGGCTGGATATGGATATGTCCCTTATCAAAGACACCAGTGGCATTCAGATTGTGCGCCATGTCACGCAAACGTCTAGGAGCCTCTATTATATAAGGTATAGTCTCAGCCAGTTTTTCTGCCCGGTTTTTCTTTCCCTTGTAATCAGAAAGCAACTTGTCAAAAACACCGCTATCAGCCATCTTCTCTATTCTGTTCTTCACATCATTGATATAGATAGCATCATCAGCACTAGCCTCCTCCATATTCTTTCTACGATGGATAACGGCATGTTTCACGGTCTTTGCTGCACCTTCCTTGCTCACGTCAGTACTGGTCACTTCAGCCAAGTCCTGCATCACTTGCTGCTCCAGTGCATCAGCCTTCGGATTGGTCTCTGCTGGGTAAATCTTACCCTCATACAAGTCCAGATCGGCTTGTTGCTGCTCCAGCAAATCATGTTTGGCCAGCCAGTCCTCATACTTGCGTTTCACCTCCTCCTGCTTCTTCTTTTCGAAGGCAAACATATCAGGCAAAGGGTCTTCTTGGTCCTTCATGGCTGCCTGCCATTTCTCATATTCATGAATACGATTCATGTAGGCATCATCCTCTTCATTTTCCATTCGGATAGGCATACCAGTAGGTTCCTCGCCAACAAGGTGGTGGCGTTCACGCCAGTCTTTATTGAGCTGTGCCCATTCCTTTTTGCCTGCTTCATCCTTATCAATGTCGTAGAACATTGGAGGCTCTGGGTTCTCTTTATCTTCGCGTGCATTCTGCCATTTACGCCACTCCTGTACACGTTTCATGTACTGAATAGTGCTTTCGCCCTTCTTCTGTCTCGGCTTGCCCTTACCAGCACCATCAGATAGCGCATCTTTGATTTCAGCATTGCTAGCCTGCTTCATCATGGCTTCCTGCTTCTCCTTAGGCATATTGTCCCAAACATGCAGAGCCTTGCCAGCCTTCATCAGGTAGTATCTCAAATCCTTGTCATTGAGAAGTCCCGGCACACGAACACCCAGTTTCTTAAGCACCTTGATAAGATAATGCTTAATCTTGGTCCAAAGAGAAAAGTCCTCAGCAGTCTTAGGACCCTCCTCGGCAAGATGAGCGATATACTCCTGCGTTCCCACATTCATGCGGTCAGAGTTCTTCCAGTCCGGATCATATTTATTGGCAAAGTCAATAATCTTGCCTCGAACATCCTTACCTACGGAACGATAAACGAAGTTGGCGAACTTTCTCACGCCATCTTCGCCACCAAGAAGTACTTCCATACCCTCATGGCCTATCTTCTCATGCAGCACCGTTCTCTCTGCTTCGTTGGCATCAGCACAATTAGGCAGATAAACATGTACCGTGTGCGTAGTAGGGTCATACCATCCTGTAGCACCATTTTTCACATCACTCAGATAAGCATCTGGAACCTCATCCACAGAAGTGTAAACTGTAGCCTCAGCACCACCCAGTTTGTTGGCAGTGTTCACTACCCGGTCGCTCACTTGTTTCTGCTTGTCTGCATCCCAGTTGTTCTTGAAGATAGAGCTGCCAAGTCGTGCCAATACATTTCTGCCCGACAAGTCATCCTTATTCAGCAGAGGAGCAATCACGCCCTGAGTCAACTGCACCGGAATACCATTGCCAATTATGGTATGTGCCAAAGATTCCGTTTTAGGCAATTTATAGTCATCGCCCAGTCCGGTAATCCTAGCCAAGACCCTGCCATCAGCACGCAATACCTTTCCACCCGGCATGATGATCACATCACCACTCTTGGTTCTCAGCGTAGGCAGAATCTCATCCCCATAGGCATGAGGAATCTTGCCATCGGCATAAGCACTGCCCATTACGTAAAGAGGCTTCTCCACCTTCTGCCAGTCAATTCCGTCAGCCTTCAATCTGGCATCCATCCATGGAGCCACACCGCTTTCCTTCACCGTCAGAGTAGGAAGAATATCCTCCACAGCCTCTAGCCATCCACCCTTACGTGGTTGCTTCTTTGGCTTTTCAGGTAGTTCTCCGTCCTTCACGGCTCTAACAATCAGTCGCTCCCTGCTGGTATAGCCACCATAGTCTGCGGCATTATACACATCAGAATCCCATGTATAGCCATTTTTGTCAAGTTCATTGGTGATAATCTTCATCGCCTCAGAGTCCTTGTAACCCTTCACGTTCTCGATAGTCACCACTCGCGGTTTAACGGCATCAATGAAGTCGGCAGTACTCTTGGCAGTCTCCTTGTCAAGTTCCACCTCTCCACTATTACTTTTGGCCTGCGAATAGTTCTTGCATACAGGCGAAGCATGGAAATACTCCACCTCGCCATCAATATGTTTCACCAGTTCCTTCGGATCCACGTCTCTCACGTCAGCCGTAACAATATGCTGCCCGAAGTTGTTGCGATATACACCGCTTATCTTCCGGTCATATTCCACAGCCACTACAGGGTCGATGATACCCTTCAAACCTTCCTCTACCAGTCCACCACCACTAAAGTAAGTGCCAGCCTTCATCAGCGAATCAGGATGCTTCTGCAACTTCTGCTCCACGATAGGAGATTTCACCTCAGTCACTCGATGAAATCGGACATCGCTCTTGCGAGAATTGAAACGCTTAGAAGGAGGAATAACATCACCCTTATCATCATAGGTAACAAGGTCGTTCAACTTTCTGTTGTTCTTGGCATTCTTGTATTTATACTCCTTGCCATCATCAAAGCCAAACTCGTTTGCGTCATTACCATCCCACCACAGTTGAGTAGCAGGCACTTCATCCTCGATGATACGATATTTGCCTTCCAGACGGTTTGTTCCGTGCATTTCGGCATATTTCTTAGAAGGAGTAACCCAGTCACCATTACGCAACTTACTTTCCTTCACCGAAGTAGGAACAGCACGATAAACCTTTACCTTAACATCCTTCTCACCATTCTTAATGGCATCAATAGCCGCATTGATGGCTTTCACAGATTCCAATCCATGAGGAGTGTTCTGAGAATAACGCTCAGGGTGAGAGAAGTAATCATCCGGCTGAGGAGTATAGCCCAAAGCCATATCCTCCAGGTTCACATCCGAACCGCTAGATTCCCAATCATCACGTCTCGCCTTGTCGCTTTCATATCCAGGGTTTCCCGGTGCTTTCCATGCACCTACACCCTGATATGAGCTTTCTGTATCATCATAGCCCTTGCGTCTGGCAGCCTCATCAAGCATTTCCCTGGCAGTAGCATCATCACCCTTAGCAAGAGCATCCATATACTGCTTGTCAAGTTGATCATCAGGAATCAGAGAAAGTTCCTCCAAGTGCTTTTGTCGCTTGGCTTCCTCTTCCTCTGCTCTCTTTCTAGCAGCTTCCATGGCGTTACGCTGCGCCTCCATCTGCTGCTTGCGTTCCTCTATCATGGCATCAACGTCACCAAAGTTCTCCTTCAAGGCTTCATTTACAGGCACGGTGTACTTAAGAAGTTCCTTGAAAGAGGAAATCTTATCTTCATTTGCCTGCAACAAATGGCGTTTGATGTTTGCTCTGGCACGTGCAGCCTCAGCAGTAGAACCCTTCTTAATAGCATTGGCATACATCGCCACATCTGCCTCATCTACACCAAATTGCTGAGATACAGCCTTAATTTTATCCTCCACAGATAAATTTCCACCATTTTCCTTGGCAGTTTCAGAATTATTATCTACCTTTGCACGCATAAAAGCATTTCCATCATTGTTATGTGCTCCTTCGGGAGTGTTTGTGGAGTTTTCAACTACCCTAGACGTCTCTGATGGATTTGCTTTTTTATTTGAATAGAAATCATTAAAAAATTCCTTGTTATTCTTTGGTTCTGTTACTACAGTGTATTTTACTTGTGAAGTTGGATCTACATAAACATAGGCAACTCTGCCATTATCGCTTACTTTGCGTTCACCTTCTTTTAATACTGTAGGAATCAGCAACAAATCATCAACATTTAAAGAATTAGCTTTTACACCATAATGACGGAATACGCTATGCTTTGTTCCTGCATGATTATCATTTCCTTGGCGCATGATGATTTTATTGCTTCCATCTTCACGCTCCACGGTTAATGATACATTATCCTTTTTCCCAGAATAAACATCAGCAACTGCCTGTTGAGCCTCATCAAGTTCTCTACCTTCTAGTTGTGTAGAAATGTCCTTCATACGTTTCTTAGTAGTAGAACCCATAAACTTGATGTCATCAGCATTCTCTGCCTCATGAAGTTTAGTTCGTGGATCCACCCCATTCGCCAAGTCTCTCAACACAAGATTACGAATATCCTCCAAGGTCATTTTCTTAATGTCCTCAGGCTTCCACTTCGTAAATGTATCAAGAGTCCAATACCAGAACTTCTTCAGCCACTCCTTCAACTTATTGATAACGCTCAGTTCCTTTGCTGTATCAAGCGGATTCTCCTTGATAGCATCCTTAGCCATCTGTTCCAGAATGGCAGCTCCGTCCTCACCGGTCAAACGAGCAAAAGCCTCATCGCAAATCTGCTCATCTGTCAGATGATTATAGTTAGGGTCCTCCTTCAAGTCGGCAAATAGCTGGGTCTGCATGATGAGTTTATCACCATGCTCTATAAGTTCCGGATTCATGTTTTTGGCAGCAGTACGCCAAAGATGTTGATACTCATGAATAGGAGTGTTGGGATTCAGATGCTCTTGATTCAGCACAATCTGCTTGCCATCAGTGTAGCCGTAAACTACACCTTTACCCTGCGCAAACTTGGTATGATCAACAATCTGGGCATTGTTCTCGTCAAAGACCACATAGTTATAATCACCTTCCTTGGCACCACCATGAATCATGCCAGCAGGGTACTTGATGCCGACAAAGCCTATTTCGCCCAAAGCCCTTGATGCTAATTCTGCACCATACGAAGGTCTTTCACGGTCAAAGAAGTCTTCCAAAGCATGATAAAGTTCTTCACCTTTCAATGTAGGAAGTTTCTGCATGCCATTCTCTGGCGATTCAAGTTTCATTTGGGTGATACGCTCAATCCTATCTATATCATATCTCGCTCCACCATCTTTGAAATACTCGTTTTCACTGAAACCGTTGTGGGTTATTTCCCAAAGTCTATACCATTTTTCCAATGGAAAATTCTGAGATTCGTTCCATCCAAGATAGTTGCTGCCATTATCATCAGGAATATCCACATCATATCGATATGCTCTATTACTTGGTATAGCTATGCTATCATCGTCCTTTGCAAGAATTTCGTTTAGTTCTTGCAGATAATCTGTATCAGGGAATTTTCCTATAACATCTTTCAAATCTTTACGTGCATTCTCCAAGCCCTTTGCCACATCTTGATGCTTATACATATAATGTCTCAGCATATCCTGTGCCTCTTTTGACATACTTTGTGGATTTACAAATTCAAAGCCAAATATTGCCTTCTTATCCTTAGCTCTCTGTGCATAATCTGTGCCTATCTCCTTAGAGTTCGTAACATACACACCATGTCCGAACGTCTCGCTTCCTTCGCCCTCCAAGGCATGAGATAAATCGAACTTGTCAAACTTAGCACCAGTACCATGGTAAGTACGCAAGAATCTTACTCCCGGCTCAGCAACAGCCTTCAACTGATTATCTAACTCAACATACTTATGGAACAAGTCATCAAGTGTATCTTGATACTTTTCAAAGGATTTATCCCTGTAGTCAGTCCAAACATCATCTGGAATATCGTTCTCAGAAGATAAGCCATGCTGATCCATATAGTCCTGCATTAACTGATTTTGATACTCTGCGCGCTCTTTCTTCTTGGCATTATAGGAATCCTCGGTTTCTTTAATCTGCTTCTCTAACTCGATTCTCTTATTGAGCAGAGATTCTGCCTTATAAGGGTCAAACTCACTAGGAACATCACCCTTAATGTCCTTGATTTGTTCCTCAAATGGCTTATTGAGATTAAATGCCTTGTAGTTTCCTATCTTCCAGGCATTGGTATAGTACTTGCGCCACTTCTCAGCTAAGTCCTTCTTCTCAAAGTACTGAGGAGGTTGGTTCGGATTATCCATATTAACGATGGCATACTGCTTAAATTTGTCCGGTCTGTGTTTAGCAGCCCAGTCATAAGCAGCCTTGGCCGCCTCCTTCTGCTCAGGAGTCTTGATATAGAAGCGAAGACGAGGATCATTCAAAAGCATTTCTACTGCCAGGTTATCCTGCGCCTCAGCTACCTTCTCCATATCCTCATTGCTAACAACCTTCACAGGGATGCCAGCCTTCTTAAGCATAGTAGATACAGCATCATAAGCCACCTTCTGCGCCTCCGTCATTTCCGAAGGCTTCACCTCCTTCACATCGCGGTCAAATTTCGCCTGTTCCTTCTGTACCATAGCATACTCCGCAAAAGGCTTAGTCTTGCGGTCAGAAGACTCCAGCCACTTGTCAAAGGTAGCCTTAGGCACAGAAGTAACCTTACCAAGTCCCTTCCAGCCCTTGGAGTAGTTGGCAAGATAAGCCTCTGTAGCAGCCTCCTCAGAAGGATAGCCATACATCACCTTATGCTCGTCAAACTCACCAGTCTCTGGGTTCACCTGGTCAACAACATAAACGTTACCATCAAAAGTATCAAGGTCTGCAGCGTCATTGATGAACATATCAATATGGTCACCATCAACGCCAATTTTACCAAGGATATAGCCGTAAGTATCGTGCATGGTCACGCTCCAAGGCTTGCCCTGCTCGTCCTTACCGCTGCGAGTCACGCCCTTTGGTGTTTCTACGGTATAATCGTAGCCACCAAAGGACAAATGACCCTTTTTGTAGTTTCCTGCCTTCTTCTGAGCCTCTGTTATTTCGGTCTCAGTTTCGGCAATGGCACTCTTTAAACGTTCTCCGAAGGATGTTTCTTGCGGTAGATGTGAGTCTCGAACAGCTGAGCCTTTGCCAGGTTCCATGCTGCCAGTCTCTTGTCGCCCTTTGCGTCCGCTATCAGAGCCTTCTCCAATCTCGGACTCAGAAGATGCTTCTCCGTTACCAACTTCTTCGCCTTGGCTATTTCTTTCATCAACTCCTCTCCGTGAAGAGTCGCTACCCAGGCTACTGCCTCCTCCATATCCTTCTTCATTGCTTCTGTCATCATAATCAGCTAATTCTGGTAAAATTGATTTAACATATTGTTTGTACTCTCGTTCACGATCCTCAATCTCCATCATACGGTCAAATTCAAGTCCATTGATGTGATCAAGTTCGCTTTCAGACGGCAAAGATAACTCTTTTTCGTGAATATACGATTTATATTGCTCAATTTCTGCCTGTCTTTCGATAATTTCTCGCTCTTTCTGTGCTTCGTAATACTCTTCCTCGCTTGAAAGTTCATCTTCTGCAGCAGCTATGCGGTTCATTAGAGCCACATTTCTCATTTCCTTCACGCTGTCATAAGACTTGAACATATCAAGAAGGGCATTACGAACATCTTGATCGGTATATCCCATATCCTGCAAGTTTACAGGAAGGTCATTATATACTCTCACAGCAAATTCGTTAACCGACATACCGGTTCCTTTCTTTGCAATAAGATAATTGAACTTATTAGAATCATACCCCTTGCCAATACCAAACTTAAAATTGCTCTTGCCCAACTCATATTGAAGAGATTCTGGATTCAAGCTATGAGGAAGCAAAGACTCTGATACAGCCTCTTCGAGAGTCTGAGGAGTTAAGTCCATCACATCAACGGAAGCATCCTTATATATATCATGGATAGTATTCATATCGTTCTTCTTCAGCGCATCAGCCACCAATGCCTTACGTTGCTCTGAAGGTGTCATGCCCAGTTTCTCCATTTCCTGCTTGCTAACTTCCGTTTTGTAGAGTCTGCTGAGTTTATTAGCCTGAGCCTTCAAACCCTTGGCAGCAACAGACAAATTAGTCTGCAGGGCCTCCAGTTGAGCCTTTGAAGTATTCAATTCCATAAGTTGGCTAGGGTCCAGCTCTGTTTCGCCATTGATATACTGATCCAGCATATCATTCACACCATTTATCTTGCGCTCCACATCCTCCTGGGTATGATAGATGTCCTTGCGTTGAGAGGTAATATAGTCGGTAGCCTTATCCATAGTTGGATATTGCTTCTTCAATTCTTTATCATCAAGTACGAGTACATGGAAATCATCAGATGGCACGATGGCAGATTCATCAATACCAGCCTTCTCTACCTCAGCCTTGCGCTCCTCCTTCATAGCTTTCACCTCATCAGGAGTCATCACACTGTTGCGGATAGTATTCCAGTTCTTGAAACGAGCATCAAGATCTGCAAGCTGCTCATTAACCAGACTCAACTCATCCTCCACCTTCTTAGCTTTTTCCGGGTCAAGATCGGCATTGGTATCAAGCCAGTTCTGATATTCAATAGCAGCCCTTCTCTTGTTGGCAAGTTGCGTTTTGATGTCATCACGGCTGCCATTAACCAGATTCAAAAGTTTGCCATGGTCTTCCCCAAACTGCTCCTGAAGATACTCAGCAGCCACTTTTGGATCTGTATCCTTAGAAGAATAGTCCGGCTGGCCCTCGCTCAGTCCCACGATGCCATTAGCATAACGCTGCTTCTTATCAGCCTCAGCCTGTGAAGCTGCTTCCTGTTCACGTTCATCATCCTCGGCATCCAAATGCTCATTGATTGTGTTGTCGAGCGCATTCTTGCGCCATGCTGCAAACTCTTCTTTAGATAGGGAAAGATAATCTTTGCCATCAGTAAGTACAATCTTTCCGTCCTTGCTATATCCGGCAAAGGTCATGTTGATATTAGCATCGCCCTCCTCCATGGCAACTGTTACCTGATCATTCGGCTTCAAGCCACTACCATCAAACTGGCTGATAAACTGCTGCGCTCTTGCATCCTTCTGCTGAGCCACCGTATTTTCGATGTATTCATCAAGAGAAACAGGAGTGCCCACCTCTTTAATCTCGGCATTAGATACCTGCTTAATTGTAGGCTGTCCCTGCTCATCTGGAACGACAACAAAGGCTCCACCATATTCGTTAGCCTTCTTCAGGAACACCTGTTTTCCGCTATCCAAAGTAGCAGGAACTATGTTTCCGTCTTCCGTCTGGTATGACCAGAGCTGCTGCTTCAACGCCTCACCATAGCCATCATCAGCATGCTGCAGAGCATCAATAGCACCATTCTTGGCATCCATTGCCTCTACATACTTACTGATAGCCTCCTTCTGTGCTGGAGTCAAACTACTTGCACGCTGAGCCACAAACTGCTCCATATCTCTACCCTCATTATAGGCATTGGCTACAATATCAGGCATCTTCTCGTTATCAGCAAACGCTCGCTTCAAACGTCCTGTTGCCAAATCGCTATTATAGTCAATAGCCTGCAAAGCCTCAGAATCCCCATTCTTATAGGCATTCTGTCCCATAACAAAAGCATCAGAGCTTGCAACCTTAGGCTCATTTCCTGCACCCTCAGCAGCAGAGTTTGCAGGGTTTGCAGCAACTTCTGCATCACTCGGAGTTGGTACGGAGTTGGTACGGTCTTGATATGGAGCAGGTTCCTCTGAAACAGGAGGCTCCTGACCACCAGCAGAACCCTCTACAGAAGCAGGTCCCTCAACAGGAGTAGCTGATTTTGCGCCATCAACATCGCCCTGCTCTATACGTTTTTTATCATCCTCTATCTGCTTCATTTCACGTTTCAGTTCAATGGAATTGTAAAGCTCCTTAAGATAAGATTCTACCAATGGCGAATATTTTTTATCTTTCGACTCCAAAGCCTTACGAAGTGTACCGCGCGCCACACCATGTGAATCCTCAAACGTATTGACGAACTCCCTCATCACAGAACTGTTCTCCAAAGCACTGTCATAATAATGACGATAGTCATTAACCTGCTTCTGCTCCTCGTCAGTAAGGATAATACCCTTCTGCTGCTTATCCATGATCTCCTTGATGGCACCAGCATTCTGATGAAGATAAACCGCTGCCTTATCCTCATCTGTCAATTTCTCACCCATATTATATTTCTGCGCAGCCTTGTTGTATAAGCCATCAAGATGCTCCTGCGTAAACTCATTGTGGAACTCACCTTCCAGCACAGAAGCCAAACCAAGAGTCTTCTCATACTCCAGTTTCTTATCTGCCTTCTGAGCCTCATCAAGAGAAGAAAACTCCTTTCTTTCAACAATACCGCCATCCTTATTTAAGGTTTCAAGATAAACCTTGCCATCATTATCCATTGGCTGAATGATGATGGAATCAACAATAGGCGAGAAAGAAGAAGGGCGTTTGCCTTCAACAACTGCCATCATCTTAGCCTTCAACACCTCCGGAACACTCTTGTCGTTCATCAGGTCCATATACTTCTGGGTTAACTGCCCATCAAGTCGCTGAGCATTCTCACCAACCACAGCATACTCCCCGATGCCCATCTTCTCAAAAGCATCACGAAGACCATCATAGCCGAATCTCTTCAACTCGGCAATATCCTGATCCGTAAAGTCAAACTTCTTGTTAAACTCCCTTGCGTCCTTGAATCGGGCATACTTGCCCACCATGCCCGGCAAGCCGATAGCAGTAAGGTTCGCCATGCTCTCCAAGAAACTCTCGGCAGCATCCTTACCTGTAGGCTTGAAGTTCGGATCCTGCGCCATACGCTCCAATATCTGATGACCGGTCATAATACCGGAATCCACAACCTTACCACCAACATCAGCAAGAATATTGGTAGCCAAGCCTCTGCCCTTACCTACCATGTTAGCGATGGTTCCACCCTGCATGATAGCACCTACGGCACTCTGTTTAGCCACCTCGCCCAAAGTATTAGCGATAACCTTACCCACAGAAGGATTGTAAATCTTGCCATTCTCATCGAACTGACCTGTACGATAAATCTCATCAATAGGCTTCGAGATTGCAGACTGACCACCAAAGGTAACAGCACCATGCACGGCTCCACTCTTCAAAGCCTCGGCCTTACTCTTACCGATAAGCACCTTGGCAGCTCGCTCAGCCATCTTGCGCTCCATACCCTTAGCCATGAGGTCACCAGCCAGTTTACCCTCTGCCTTGGCTACCATGCTCTTAGTCAACTTACCACCTGCGGCTCCCGGCAGCCAATAACTCCAGGCATCACCTGCAAAGGTCAGAGCACCACTAGCCACGTTCTCCCAAAAGCCAGGCTGATACTGCTGATTGGCAATATCCTCCAGCCAGTTCTGGTAGTCCGTCTGAACAGCCTTGCGAGTAATCTTACCCACAATAGTGTTACCAAGACCAGTCTTCATGATGTACTCAGCACTACCCTTAGGCATCATACCCTTAATCTCCAACTGGTCGAGTTCATTCTTAAGAACAGAATTGATCATCGGCTTGAACTGCTTAGGATCACTACTCTGAGTTCCATTCAAGCCATATCGCTGCATCACCTTAAATGCCGCATTGCTCATATCATTCAGGAACTCCGGATTCCGGTAGAGCCTGCCAAACTTCTTCTGCAAACTAGAAAGCACCTTTGCAGGATCCTTGGCCTCGTTTGCCTCATACTGAGCACCAAGTGCTGTACCCAGACGAAGATTAGCCGGAATATACTGACTTCCTTCCATACCTTCGTTGAATGCCTTGCTACCTGCCTCCTGAGCCTTATTATACTCTTCCACTACAGATGGATTCACATACTTATTGATAACGCTAGAAAGCGCATCATTGATGTCCTGATTCATCAGTCTGTCCTGTACATTCTCATCGTGAGAATAGAGGCGTGTTGCGATGCCCTCGGCTATATTGCGATAATTCGGACCATATTTGTTCACCAGACTCTGTACCATAGCTGGCTTCAGGAACTGAGCCACATAGTCATCATAGCTGATACCCATGCTGTCTGCCTCCTGCTTCAACTTATCCTGCACACCATGGCTATACCATTGCGCTTCAATACTCTTCTCTGCATCCTGCACAGTATCATCAGGCAAAGAAGAAACTACCTGGTTGGTAACGTCCATAGCCGAACGGTTGGCATATCTGCCCAGAGCAGACTTCACTATGCTCACTGCCTCCTCATTGCTATTGGCAGTGCCATCAGCCAACAAGTCGGCAACCATATTCTCAAAGTAATCGCCCTGCTTATCCGGTCTCTGCTTCCAGTTCTCCAGATAGTTGGCAAGTTTGGCATCCATCAACCCCTCATTATTCACCACACCAGTTGGAGTCGTAACAGGAGCCGCCTCTTTAGATTCAGGAGAAGCCGCATTAGCTGATGAAGAAGAAGCTTCTTCCTTCACTGGCATTTCCTCACCTTTTACAACTGGCTGAGGAATCTCTGGTGATGGCTGATATGTTCCGTTGCTCGTCTGAACACCAGTAGGAATCATATCCAAAACTTTTGCTATAAGACCAGGAACCTTGTCTGTTGTTTCCTGCTTCTTTGCTGGTTGAGCCACCTGCGGCTTAGTTTCAGTAGAAGCCTTCTGCTCTACACTCTGAGTCGTAGCAGAAGCATCTACCTGCTTACCACCACCAGAAGCAGATGCAGCAGGCTCTAGCACCATCTTGTCAAAGTCTGCCTGTGTTCCCACATCATACCCCATGTTCTTGGCCTCATTGTAGTACCAGTTACGATCTTCCTCGTTATTCAAGTCCTTTTTGAAGTCATCATAGCTACCTACTTCATAGCCATTGTTCTTGAACTCATTATAAAAATATTGTCTGTCTTGCTCGTCAAACATACCTTATCTTATTTTTTGATTAATAATCAGTTACTTTGTTCTCCTTGATGGTGGAACCTTACTGCCGCCTCTACGTGAAGGAGGTACTTTACTGCCACCCCTACCTCTACGAGAAGGAGGAGTCCGGTCTAACTTCATCTTAGCCTTAGCCCATCTAGAAGCCTGCTGACGATTTTTCTCATTCGCCCAAGTGCCACCTCTGCCATCATTACCACCGATAGCCATACCATTGTTTTTAGCCCATTCATTCACATGTTTCTTGAAAACAGGGTCGTTCACATACCTGGTGTTGAAATCATCAGCCTCTTTCTGGTTGGCATTCCTCTGATTCTGTCCCTCTGTTTGCGAATTGATATGCCTAACTTGCGCTCCCTTAACGTTAACGCTAGCATTATGATCAGCAGCTCCGGCATTGGCATTATTAGTTTGAGCATCAAGTAATTTTCCCTTTTTGCCTCTTAAAGCATCCTCAGTCTCCTTCTTCGATGTACTAAGTGCAGCCTGTGCAGCAGCAGCATTGCCTCTCTCCTTCTCCGTCTGAACCTTTACAGGAGTGAGGGCATCCGTTTGATTCTTCTGTGAACCACGATAAGCAGCCAGTGCCTCATTTGCCTTTGCAGCAGCCTCTGCCTGCATCTGTGCCTGTTTGTCTTGACGGTCCTTATAGATATTCAGCATCATCTGGTTATATCCCTTGGCACGAAGAGCCTCAGTAGCCTCTCTTATCTTGCGTTGGCGATCAGTAAGTTCCTGTGCAGATTCTATTTTTTGCGATGGAGCACCTTGAACTGTACCAAAGAAGTTACCCAAGTGCATAAAAAGATTTCCCCATTGTTCCCATTTGGCTTGATTCTCTGCCTTCTTTTGCAAAGCTGCATTTGCAGCCACAGTTTTATCGGCATCACCAAGTGAAGAAAGCCAAGGCATGAAGGCAGACCAGTTTCCATCACCATTTTTTTGGTAATCTCGCATGATGTCATAAGGCTTCATCTGCTGCAAGATAGGATTCTGTTCTATCTCGCTATAAGGTCTACTCCAGTCAATCTTGATACCCTGGTTAGGCTCCACCTTGGTAACTTCCTCGGTTGGCTGCTGGGCAAAAGATTCCTTGCCACCATTCCCGGTAATACCAGTAGTATCAATAGCTGTATTCTGAACAGGTGTATCATCCGGCTGCCCCACATTATCAGAAGGGAAATCTGTAATAGGAGTTGCTGCTGTTGCCGGGCGTTTAGGAGTTAAATCATCTAATGTAAATCCCATAATTACCTCCTTCCTTAAATTGGCAATTTACTTGCTGCGCCAGCCAAGCCACCAGCAGCATCCGTAATACCCTGTGCGGTAGAAAGAGCTTTCTCCTTCTTGGCAGTGGCGATGTAGTTAGTCATCTGGTCTATCTGCGAATCAGCAGTATTCCACACATTTTCTTTGTTTTGAGCACCTTGCACAGCAGCCTCTTGCATCATCTTACCCACCTGCTCCTGGGCAGCCTGCTTACTCAGCGCAACCGCTTCATCAGATCCACCACTAACAATATTGGTGTTCTTTGCGGTTGCTGTAGCATTATCCAATACCTTCTGGGCATTGGTCACGGCTACCTGATTCTCCGCTGACTGAGTAGGATCCTGATAATACAAGTTGTCACGATGATCCTTCACCTGTTGCATACGGTCTTGAAACATGTTGATATAATCATTATATCCCTTGTTTCTTGCTTTAGCTGCTAGAGCACCACCTACAGCAGAGGTCAGTCCACCAGCAATACTTCCAATAATTCCCATAAAATTCGAATTTTAATGTTTAAACTGTTCAAAAGTAATGCGTTTTTCTTACCTATCTGTGATAAGTTCCGCAACTTGAACACCAAGTTTCGTAATTTTTTCCTATATTTGCACCCGAAAACTATCAGTAAACATTAAAAATCAATAGAATATGGCAGTAAAACAAGACAATAATAATGAGCCGAAGCCAAAGAGGAAGAAGACTGGCGGACGTAAGGCTGGCACACCTAATAAGGTTACCAAAAGTGTTCGTGAAAGTCTACGTGATGCCCTTACTGGCTACATCAATGGTATCAATGAGAAGAACTATTCTCTTTTCACGGATCTCATGCAGATTCAAGAGCCTGCCGGACGTCTGGCGATGGTAGCAAAGTTCCTTCCATACGTGGCTCCTAAACTCCAGTCTGTGTCTTTCAATAATGATGAATCCAGAAACTTATCTGTGGAGGAATCTTTCATGGAGCTGGAAAAGAAATTTGAGAAACAAGAAACCACTATCAACATCAAAAATCTCAAAATTGTTAATAATGGCTAATTTTAAAAAATGGGTAGCCCTCTCTAAATTTTCTTCAACTTTAGAGAAGACTACCCTTGACTTGGTTATCAAGCAAAAACGCTCTATTTTAACTTATATTGAGTCAATTTTAATCTGTATTAACACAAAATAGCTATTTTATGTCCCTAACTCGTTCAAAGTACTTCGTCTGGTCCTTGGTGATATTCTTCACCTTGATCTGTATCGTGCAGTTCTTAGGCACAGCATCATTTATGCTGGCCATGAGTTGTTCTATTATCTCATCTGTGTTCTTGTAGCCCTTGCCATCCACATGAGCCACAACCTCACCCATAAAGTAGGCATCAGCAGACAACTCAAATGTTTCCTCTACCTTATCAAATACAGGCAGATGATGCTCCTCCAGGCGTTTGCTTTTGTCATTAGTGAAAAATATCTTCTCCACTACCTTCTCATTTAATTCCCATGCTCTGGAAAAATCAGGTTTCACATAGCCCATTGTAATCTTGTGGGTACTTATATGGTTCATAGCAAAGCCTATCTCTTCATAATTGGCACCTATATCATTCTGTGCAATAGTGGCCCAAGTATGGCGAAAAGTATAAGGGCTATAGTACCCCTCTTCCATATTCAAGTGTTCCTTGCATATCTTACGCAAGAAGAAGTCCAGATTCGTGTCCATAGAGTGAGAACTGGCATACTTATTATGAAATGTAAAAAGATATGGATCATCTTTTGGGGCTAGATATTTCTCTATCGTTGGCAACAGCATATCAGGAACCTTCATTTCTATGTATGCTTTGTCGGCTCTCTTAGTCCTAGTTTTCTTACGCTCATAATGAAAGATGCCATCATAATAATCTGTCTTCTGCATTTTATATAAGTCAGCTACATTGATTCCGGCTAGGCACAATATCATTTTGCAGACATCTAGTGTAAATTGCAGATTCCCATTCTCAGTAAAAATGCCAAACAACTGCCGACATTCTTCCATGGTAATAGCTTTCTTCTTAGCTATATCCTTCTTAGCTATAATGACTCTTTCCCAAGGGTTGTTTTTTATCAGTATCTGGTCTGAATCATAGTCATTATATCGTTTCAAAGCCTCCTTGAATATTTTCTTAATAAATATCGGATAGGTGCTCTTACATGAGCGATAGCCAGAAAGACTATCCAACCATGAGTTTATAAAAGGAACAGTTAGCTGGGAAAAGAGAATCTTTTGACTTCCTGCAAACTTTTCCAAACTTTGCAATGAGTTAGCATAAGTCCTTATTGTCCCTTCTTGCAGCTCATCGTATAATGAATTAATATAACTCCGAGCAAAGTCCGAAAAACTCAGTTCCTGATCTGACTTCAAAAGATAGTCTCTTACCTGTATTACTGTCCAATCTTTACTATCAACCTTGTTTAGCTTTTCTACCCATTTGTTGATAGTAGCCATACATGACTCCAGCACGAAAGAATCTTTCACCTCTTTCGTACCCTTCACTACGCCCTTATCGTTTACCACTTTGTCGGTCTTTACATGAGTTTTCTTCCGATTTTGAGTAATACGAATGAAAACTGAATAAAACCCATCAGAACGTTTGTCAAATACTACTACTTTAAATGTTGCCATACTTCACTTTTTTACTAGAACCATACTAGAACATTCCATTATATTTGGCACGTTCAATGTGCCAAATAAACAGAAATTTATGTTCGTATAACCGCATAAACAAAGCTATTTTACGTAAATAATTGAATATCAGAGATATGCAGTTATACCTAAGATAATATCATTTTCATTTTCATTTTCTTCTCTTTTTTATATTAATGTTACTATTATTTCGAAACTTCTTCCAGTTCTTCCGAAAGGAGCATCCAGCGCTCGTTCTCCTCATCGAGACCCTTCATGAGT